TACCAACAATCCCTTGTGCTACCAAGTAGTTTGGTGTTAGCAAGGTATCGAAACTGCTGGCCCCGCCTATCGGATTCCAGCCCCATTGAAACACTCTACTGCCTTCGCCTAAAGACCCAATGCTTGTAAGTCCTGACTGATAGTAGCTCTGGTCTGGGCGTGGGTTGCGAACTGCTTGTGGGTCGTCTACTGGATACATACCCAGCAGCAACTGCGGATGGTCAGGGTCCCAGCACTCTGGGCATACAAGCAGGTTATACGTCTTGGTCCGTATGACTTCCTTCTTGAGCACGGTCAACTTAAACCGCTGCCCACATCGGTCACACTCCGCAATCGAGTTCTTGGCTGAAGTGTACCTATTACCCATATCAACCTATGAACATCTGCCGTGGTACGAAGCGCACCGATGCTTTCTCTCGGTCTTCAGACGAAGCCAAGTCCCAAGCCTCATCGTACTGAGACTTGAGGAACGGAAGCCGCTCCATACCAGTCGGCAGTTTTCCAGCCAAGTAGTACGCCAAGCCAGCAACCATACAAGGAATGAACCGGAACGGCACATCCATCGTGTTCACACCGTTGCCAGCATCCTGAATTCTGCGCAGCCGCCAGTACACCAACGTGTAGTAGTTGTTCTGATTTGGCACAGGCCAAAGAGTAATCGTTGGGGTAGGGGTCAAACGATCAATGTAGATTTGGATCGGACGAGCTTGGCTTAGCTTGTTGGGGATCGTAGCGTAGGTAGATACAGAAATGCGGGTAACGGACAGGTCTGCTTGCGTTGAGACATTACCCGGACTCGTGCGGATAACGTGCTCCATCAGGTCTACCGTGTCAGACGGGAGAGCGTATGTCGCAGTGCCTTGTACAAGAGGGATAGAACCCTGCTCAACAGTCCATAGGTTAATCCCGCGATTAGCCCAATCAGCAAACAGAAGATTGAGACTGCGCCTTGCAGTCTTGAGATCGTAACCCGAACGAAGTTCTGCTCCACAACGCTCAAACGCCTCTTCTACCAGTTCCGTGAGATCGAGGTTAAATGCCGTTGTGCCTGAGGTTGCCATTACTTACCTTTTGCTGTCAACGCGGATCGTTTGAAGGCTTGAGCCGTGGGCGCGCCCGATTGACCAACGGAGCGCATTTCTTCGCCAGAGCCTTTAGCAATTCGCTTGCGCTTGGCGTTAATGTTGGCATACAGACCTACTTCCCCACCCTCTTTGTACAGCCCGACAGGTTCATTCCCGTCACGCTTCTTGGTAGTACGGGGCATCTTCTTGGGGTTGACGGCCCCCATACCGCGAGAGGGCATCATGGTTAAACCATCTTACCTTTGGTCTTACCCTTAGTAGCAATTCCGTCAGCAGCGCGAACGAAACCACCCTTAGCCATTTTCTTGACAGTCTTTGGATTAGCGGGGGCCGAAGCAGTGGGATCAGGTTTGGGGGCTGGCTTTGCCTTTTTTGAGGGGGGCGCAGAGCCACCATCAATATCCTTAGGAGGAGGCGTACCGGAGTCGGCGGTCCAAACTTTGTCGCTTGCCATGATATTTCCTTACTTGCAGCTTCCGCCACGTTTCATTGCGATCATCGTACCCTTGGTACGGCCTTGGGTAGCCTTGCCATCAGCGGAGCTAGTAAACCCGCCACCAGCGTACTTGGTAGGCTTCGCCTTACCAGACTTGCCGTGGACGCCTTCAGCCGCTTCGCCCATATCATATTTTGCCTTGGATTTGGCCTTGACCTTCATTTCCTTAGCTTCTTCAGCCTTGGTTTCCTTACCCATGAATGGGAACATTTTCTTAGTAGCCATATCACCACCTTTCGCAAATAGTGCGTTTTTACCGTGCCTAGTCTTAGGCCTGTTCACCTTTTGAAGGTGCGCTTTGGGCTTAGTATTCACTTGAGCCCTCTTCCTGTCCACCCACGAACAGTATCAGTCTCCCAGATGCGGAAGCCTGTCCAAATGATCGTAAACAGTGCTGCAATTGATGGGAGGATATTCACAAGCGTGCCTACTACGGTTGCTAGGGACACGGCATCCATCACGTGTTTGGTAACCTCAAAAGCTTCGTCTTTCATCTTAGCACTTCCATCGTTTGAGAGATGCGGCCTTGCGAGTGGGTTGCCCCTTCTCGTCTTTCATTGGCCCCGGCATACCTGACATTCTGGCGCAGAACGATTTCTTCCGTGGGCCACCTTCAGGCTGAGGTGCTTTGAGGTTGCTGCCTGTGGCAGCATTGTATTTCTCTCTTCCCTTGGCGGTCAAGCCCGCACCCTTAGATACCGGGAGTTTTTCGCCTCGACCAACGGCTAGGGATGGGGTCTTCTTCTTGGGCATAGTGAGTCCTACTGTAGCGTAACGACCAAATAATTGTTCAAGACCTTGACAAATCGCCCGTATTCAATGTCATACAGTATCAGTCCGTCAAGATTGACTCCGCTTCCTTCAACGAAATTGAGCGTTCCGGTGACGACAATCGCGGACACAGAACCAGACATGGAAAGGGCATCAGCGCCGTTCAGATAGGCCAGTGAACCAGCGTTAGACAGATTGCCAGTAAACGATGGGGTGTCAGCGCCATCTGTGGTGGCTATAGTTCCGTTGACAGATACCGCACCACTAAACGATGGGGTGTCTGCACCGTCTGTTGTGGAGATTGTTCCGCTGACAGATATTGCGCCGTTGAACGCTGGAGTATCTGCGCCGTCAGTGGTTGCTATTGACCCTGTATTGGTCAACAAGCCTGCAAACGAAATGATGTCTGTGCCGTCTGTGGTGTTTAGCGTACCCGCAAGGATCAGTGAACCAGAAGCATTAAGAACGTCTGCGCCGTCTGTTGTGGCAATAGTGCCAGTGACAGCAAGGCTAGCCGTTCCCGAAGCAATGAGAACATCCGCACCGTCAGTGGTGGCGCTTGTACCTGTATTGGTCAGTACAGCGTTGGCCGCGAGTACGTCTGCGCCATCTGTGGTTGCTAGTGTGCCAGTAACATTAAGGCTAGCCGTTCCCGAAGCATTGAGAACATCCGCACCGTCAGTGGTGTTTGATGTACCTGTATTGGTTAGTACACCAGCAGAAGCAAGAACGTCTGCGCCATCGGTCTTGGTTAGCGAGGCAGTGTTGGTAAGGGTTCCGCTGGCAGCAAGAACGTCTGCGCCGTCTGTGGACGCTAGAGTTCCAACAATCCCAGTGACGCCAGCGGTCTGAAATGCGTCATTCTGAAACGCATCCGCTTGAAAGGCTGGGTCAGCCGCCGCAGGTGCTGAAGAGGCTGCGCCACCAAGTAATAGTGGCGTGAACCACATTTAAGCCACCTGTCTAATCGACCAAGAAATTGCTCTGTCCGTACCTTGCAACTTCGTCAAGGTGTATGTCCAGCCATGCATGAGCAAGAGGGCTGAGGTAACGTAAACAGGTGCTGTCTGCACTCCGCTAATCGTGGTGTCGTCAATGACGCGCTGCGTACTTCCCGGCGAACCAGACGACACAACCTTCTCATAAATCCTGAGTTGATAGGACTCCGTAGCCGTCAGGTTACTGAAGTCGAGGAACAGTTGGTAAATACCATCAGCGGTCTGGGCAGATACCGTGGTGCTGTTCGACGGCAGGTCGTACTGGGTCGTGCTGATGGTGGCAGAGCCGCTAAATGCCTCAGTAATAGCCATTAGTCTACACTCCAGTAGGTGATAGCCACAAAACCGGGAGCCCCGTTCCCGCCAGCAGCGTCCCCCCCGCCGCCACTACCACCACCCCCAAAGCCGTAAGTTGGAGCCGTACCTGCTGCCCCTCCATTTGCCCCCGGAGCACCAAAACCAAACAAAGAGTGCCCACCAGCCCCACCAGCCCCGCGAGACAATGTGCCTGTTGTATTGCCAGTGCCTCCGGAAGGATTAACAGTTTGCTCTAAATTTGTACCGCCGAGGGTAATAAAAGAGCGTGCAACAAACGTGTTCCCACCGCCAGCAACGCTCCCAGTTGCGGCCCCCGCACAACCCCCAGAACCCCCCCAGTTGAAAATAATCGCATCAACGCCAAGCGGGTATATCCGCGAAGTAACATACGTTCCCATTGACCCTGCCGCACCCGCTGTGGCTCCACCGTTTCCAGTTGGTGATCCAGCATTACCTCCAGCGGCAAAGGTGGTTGGACTAGACCCCCCAGCAGTGCCTGCGGTAGGGTTTCCAGCAGTATTAGTAAGCAAGACTCTGCCAGATACGTTTTGACTAAACGCAATCGGCAAACCAGCCACAGACGTATTACCCGGCGTTCCACCTGCGGCTCCAATAGCGCCTCCAGCACCTCCAGCGGCTATTGTGATCGTTAACGTGCTTTTTGGGGTGACTGCGACAAAAGGCGCATTAAAACAATAACCACCCGCTCCCCCACCTCCTCCCCCAACAGATATAGCCCCGCTGCCGTTTCCGCCGCCGCAACCGCCAGCACCTGCATTGGTCATGCCTAAAGTAATAGAGGCCACTCCATCTGGGACTGTCCATGTCCACGGCCCGGACGTTGATGTGGCGTCAACAACGCCATCAGTAACTAGCCCCGTTCCGACCTTGAACTCAACAATATGCTGACGCAGTATTGGTGAACCGTAACTCATACCGTCACCCCCAGAATTCGATCCGCATCAGCGGTGGTGATGTATCCCTGACTGGCGCAATGGTTGACGAAGTACACGGTGTCTGGGTCTTGCAGGTTGACATCCTCGGCCAGATCAAGCAGTTGAAGCCCGTCCACGATCACCGGGTCATTGGCTGCGCGAATACTGATGCGCTGCTGGGCCGTGAAACGGCGCAAGAACTCCAGCCTCGACACTGGGCCGGGAGGCAAGATCACCACCGGAGCCTTGCTGAAGTCCACCCCGTCGTACAAATCACCGGGGCCGAACTGGGTCAGATCACCAGTGCGCTCGATGCAGATATGGTCGGGGTAGAACTGCTGCGCCCTTGCCACTGAGTCGGCACAGATGCAGTTCTCGACGATGCCGTTGGCGATGAGGAAAACGTCCATACTTAATCCACTACTTTTACAGGCTTGACCAAAGTAGCATACAGATCAGTAGCCGCTTCTTTGTAGTTCTGAAGCGCAAACTGGACATGATCTGGATGCCTTGCGCCGAGTTCTGGGCTAAACGAATAGCCCCACGTTGCATCGAAATTGCAGGAGTACCCCTCTGGGTTCCATTTTATATCGGTGTGGGAAGCGTTGGTAGCCCTCCACTCCCGCTTCAGGTAGTAATAGAACATCTCAGCCACCGGGGGCCATTGATGGGTGAAGTCCCCATAGGCCCGATTTGACGCCCAATGAGGCGTGGCAATGATGGCTTTGCCACCGTCCTTCAGCACCCGGAAGGCTTCGTTCATAAAGTGAACGCGCTGCCGAGCAGTCAGATGCTCAAGGAAGTGGCTGGCGTTTATCTCTTCCACCGTGCCATCTTCCCAAGGCCACGGGTCAACACCGATGTTCAGAACGACATCGACACCTTCCATAGCGTACTGATCGACGCCGAGGAATCCTTCTTTCTTGCGTGGGCCACAGCCGAGGTCAAGTTTCATAGTCACCAAGTGTAGTCAGGAATCCCGCCGCGCTTGCCTTCAAGGTCATAGTGCCCGACCTTTACTGAACAATCTATAGCGCACCGATAGCCGTGTTTACGAGCTTCGGCCCAGAAGTAGAGGTCTTGAGTAGCCACGCCGCCTTCAGTCTGGGTCACAAACCACGGCTTGCGGAGTTTCTCATCCTTGAACATATCCAGACGCCAGACATTAAACCCCATCCCCGTGCCGTAGCACTCGACCAGCCCACCGTTGGGATCAGGCTTTTGGGGGCGGAAGTTCTGGATCGGGTCTTTGATGTCACCCCAGATTTGAGCGCAGCCTCCCGGCCCTTGGGTGAAGTACAAACCACCAATACAAGCGTACTCAGGATGCGCTTCCATCTGGGCCAACAACTTGATGATCCCGTCTGCTGGCGGGATGTTGTCGTGTTCCAGCGTGATGATGTACTTCCACTTGGACAGATCAGGATGCGCGAGGATGCTCTCGATGGCAGAACTAAACGCTTTGCCTACTTCCATCCCAACTGCCCATAGCCGAGTGAACTTGGCGTTAGGTGGGGCGTACAGGTTCATCCAACTGGCGACTGCCTTAGTCGGAATTTGACCGAAACACGGCACGATCTGGATGCATGACAGGTCTTTGTAGGACTTGTCTGCCGTCAACCGGGAGATGGTTTCGTCCAGATCAGCGTTGTGTTTGCCACCGTCATAGGATGAAATGATTTGTGGCTGCATCAAGGCATCCCGACAACCAACGTGGCAACGTAAACGGCCCCGCCTGTTACGTCATACTCCCGAACGCAAAGTGCGATATTGGGCACGGGGTTGCTCAGTACGATGTAGACCACCTCGTCAACCGTAATGCGTTGGCAACTAGCAAAATCATTGATGTCCATCTTAGACCGTGCCGTTTATGAACATGACCGCTGGGGCGCGGAACGCAAGCGAATCAGAACCGCGAATTTGACTAAAGGCAACGCTGTTTGGCATCCCTGATGTAGTCGCACTATAAACGCCCTGCCCCAACGTCCATTGCTGCGTGGTGCTATGCGCTTGACCGAAGAAGCCCACAAAGTTGCTGTTGACGTTGGAAACCAACATCTGCGAAACGGACGCATTACCCCCGGCTGTTGTGGTTCGAGACAAGTGCCCAATCCAGATTTCACTTTCTGGGACGGTCAAAGACCACGGGAACGTGAGCAAACGCATACCGGAGTGCAAAGAGTAACTACCAACCGTGCCAGAAAATGTCAACGCGGTGCTAAACGAAGTGCTTGCGCTCAATGACAGGGTGCTGACGTTTTGCGTGTAGAACCCCATCCAGTAACTCAACGTGACTGAGCCTGTGGAGTTGGTAGCGTTGGTGTAGGCAACTGGAACGCCAACACGGTTTTGGAAGTAATACGGCGAGTGTTCTGGCTCGAAATACAGAGTTCCCTGACCTTGCTGACCCGCAACCATCATCAGGTCGGAGTAAGGTGTCCAGCCGTCGTAGGTGGCATTGGGGATGATTGAAGCAGTTACCGTGCTGCCCGCCATGCCAAACGTAACGCCGTTGGCGTTGCTGAACAAAGCAGTACCGCTGGACAAAGTTGATCCGGCTACTGCCAGACCGATACCACCCCCGCCATTGCCGCCGCTGATGATGATGGTGCTGCCCGTCCCGCTCAGAGTGACGTTGTTGCCGCCCTGATAGACGATGTTTGTACCGCTGATAGTGGATGCACCAGCGGTGTTCCCTGCAAGGGTCACAAACTGATTGTGGCCGCTGTTCCAATCAGATGGGCGAACTACAGATGTGGCTGTACCGTCGCCTACCGTTTGGCTATACGCATGGTACAGAGCCATGATTACGCTCCGAAGGCGGTAATCGTAGCGAAGTTAGTTACAGCAACCGTCAAACCGATGCTAATGGTGGTGGTGTTCAAATTCAGATCAGAACCAGAAGTACCGCACAGACCTTGCAACACCGCATTGGTAGTGGTCACTGCGGATGGGTAAATGCGGAAATACCCCGCCGTCCCCGCGCCAGTTGCCGTGGCTGAAGTAATGGCGTTAAACGTCAACACCCCGCTAGACGCCGTCCCAAGTCCCGATACGCTACAAGTAAGCGTAGCCAACAAAGACCCAGAATCAGCCGTACCGCAGTTGGCAGGGGGCGAGCCCGTGAAAATTTTCATTACCGCAGACGTACCCGCTTGGGTAGCAATGTCCGTCATTGCGTTGGTGCGGTGCGTAGTTGAGTACTGGAGAGCCATGTTGAATCCTTAAATAGGCCTATGAATAAGACAATGATGCTCGATCATTCCATACATTGACAGAACCATCATTACCGTTCGCCCATGTAATAGACATACTGCCGCCAGTATTGTCTAGCTTGTAGATCGACCACACAGGGGAAGAAAGAGCGGCCCCAGTAGCGGCCCTACCAATGTAGTAAATGGGGGCAGCAGAAGCATCCAGTTGGGTAGCCGTGCCTTCTGGGGCGCGGTAACTTACTTGGCTGCTCATGCATTACTCTACCGTAAAGGAGTCAGCGAACTTCTTAGCTTGTGCCTTTGCCTTCTCCAACTTAGCTTCCAATTGCGTAATTGAAGCATCCAACTCGGCTTGCCGGATTTGGGCTTGAACTACACTAGAGTCATGCCGCTTCTGGTTCGCCTCAATCTTCGCGGCGATATCAGCCTGTGCAGCAGCAAACGCTGCCTGAGCTTTGGTTGACTCTGTTTCAACAGCAGTCAAGATGTCCGCAATCTTCGCGCTAGCTTGTTGTTGAGCTTCAGCAATCGCTTGAACAGACTCAGCTTTAGCCTGAGTAGCCGCTGCAATGCTAGCGACAACCGCTTCCTTGTTCGTAGCAATCTCACCCTTGAGGTCTTCCACCGTCTTTTGGAGATCGGCTACTTCCTTAGTTAGAGCATCTTTATGGTTAGTAGCGTTTGCAAGTACGGAAAATACTTCATCCGCGCCATTTAGCGCCGTGACCATAGGAGCAAAGAAGCTAATAGCTTGCGTCAATGTAGCCGCTGCTTTACTAACATCGTTCTTGTTCATGTTAATACCCCGCCTGAATGACTGTAAGCGTTGCTGAACCAGAAGTCCATGCTGTGATCTCCAACCTGACGGCGGTTACTGGGTACGTAAGATTGCCCGTCTTGTTAGCTGTTTGCGCCACCAGAGCCGTCAGATCAGTATACCAAGTAGCAGTGCTAGGGTTAAAATCCGAAGCATACACATTATCAAATGTGTAGGTGACAGAATATGTCAACCCAGCGCCCGAGGAAATCTTTACGCCCATACCCACATTAAACGGGTCGGCGTAATTATTCAGGGGGATCGGAGGGGATACGCTGATAGCGGATAGCGTAACTCGTACTGGCCTTGCCATAATTTATCTCCTATGAAATGGGGGCCGAAGCCCCCGAGACTAATTAGGCAGTAAAGGCGGTTGGAGCAATCGCACCGTCAGGGTTACGCACGATATACGCGATGGAGAACACTCCAGCGCCCGTACCACCACCGCCGTTGGTTTGCGTAAACGAGACAATTGCGTCAGTCGAACCAACATTGGCGACGAGGCCGGGGTTAGTCGTACCGAGAGCAAGCGCAGCAACACCAGTAGCGCCCGCAGCAGGGGAGGCAACCGTGATTGCCGCCGTGATAGCCGTACCGTTCACGAAGATCGTGAGCGTTGGGTTCGTGGTGGTGTACGCGGTAGTAATCAGAAACTGGACGTTCTGAATGGCTGCTCCAGCGGGGAGAACAGCCAGAACGGTATTAGCCGTGGTGTCAGCGTAAGCGACAGTTTTGAACTGCACAGAGGGGCAAGCACCGATATTGCGGATCGTGCCAGCGGTAGTGCCAGTCGTGTCCTTAACAGTGCCGAGCAGCCAAGGGCCAAGGTGAGTTGCGAATCCCATGATATATCCTCATTTGCGGCTTGCTGTCTTGAGGGAAGTCTGCCAAGTCAGTCAACAAGCCAAGTAGTCTTGGTACTACGGTTGTACCACACCCAAACAAAAAAGAAAAGGGGTAGGCTTGTGACCTACCCCCAATCCAGCCGGGAACCCCCAACCCTATCTAACTATCAGGTCGAACCTGACGATCCCCACATACCCAGAGGATCAGACCAGCCGAACGAATAACGCTCGCGGGACTTGTAGCGGACATTGCCCGTGTCGAAGTCACCGTCCATGCTGTTAGACAGCGGGGTGCGAACGAAATGCTTCATGCCGTTAGGAACGTCCGTGGTCAGGAACCAAGCGTTGTTGTCGGTCAAGAAGTTGTTAATGGTATAGCCTTCTGGGACTGAACCATTGTTCTTCAGAGCGTTGATATCGTTATCGGTAGTACCAACACGGAGGCTGGTTTCCAACAGACGGGTAGCAACGAACTGCAGAGCAGGAGGAACAATCATCTTCTTGGGCTTAGCAGCGATCAGCAGACCACGCTCATCCGTCCAAGCAGCGATCTGAATAACGGCGGCTTCAAGCGAAGTCTCGTTCAGGTCAGCTTGGGTAGTAGGCGTGTTGCTGTTCGTACCACCAGACACCAGAGGGTGAGCCGCGCTGAACAGAGCCACGCCATCGCCACCGAGGTAGCCATTGGAGAAACCGTTGTTCAGAACTGCAGCAGCCTTAACCTGCTTGGTGTAGGCCATAGCCCGTGCCAAAGACTTCGTGTAACGAGCCGAAAGGCTGTCATACAGATTGTCTTCAACAGCTTCTTCGGTAATCGAGAAGCCCAGAGCGATAGTCTCGTGGTTGTATCGAGTCGTCCAAGCTTCCTGCGCATTGTCGTAGGAAATGGCAGAGCCTTCGTTCTTGACTGGAGCAGCCGAGAAGCCAGACAGCTTGGTTTCTTCTTCAAAGGAACGCTCAGAGGTTTCAGTCTCGTAGATTTCCTTGTGTTGCTCGCCGTAGCGAGAATACTCCATACCAAACAAGGCGTTGAGGCCGGGGAGGAGTTCTTTAAGTAGTTGTGCGCGTGAAATAGCCATTTTGTATTACTCCTTAGACAGCAGCAGCCGTGTAGTACGAATGACTAGCGAAGTTAATCTTCACCAACATTTCGGGAATCTGCGTGAACAGAATCGTAGAGCTAGCGGGGATAACCGTTGCGCTGTTGCCCAAAGAGCTAGTTGCCACGTTGATAGTGACAGACGTAGCGCCAGCGGCGGCTGCGACGGAAACGAACGAACCCGTACGGACGATCTGACCGTTAGGCGTAGCACCACCGAAGATGTACGAGACATCAGTACCGACAGGGATTGCCGAAGGCAGTGCGCTGCAAGTGATAGTCGTAGAAGACGAAGAACCCGTTGCGGCAATCGAAACAGCCGTATCAGGAACAACACCAACCACACGTACTGGGAACGCTGCGGTAGTCAGGGTAGCAGAGTACAGCAAGGCATTTGCCGAGTTGCCCGTGTTGACGTTACCCGTATTGTCGATCATGGAATAGTTCTGACCGAGCATAGCGTAGTTGCCAGAAGCCATCACCGTGGTTGCTGAGCAAACAGCAGCCTTGAAGACCGTATCAGGATCATCACAGACGATTGCAGTACCGCCAGCAGCCGTACCAGCGGGCCAAGACTGTGAGTACACAGTTTGCTTGGTGCTTGGGTTGGTGTAGTAGCAACCGAGGAAGATACCAACCATTGCAGCACTTTGGCCGCTGGTGGTAACTGCGAAGCGCGACACGTTGCCACGGATGATCTTCACGAAATCGCCGTAGAAGATGCCCGTAGTGTCGCCGTATTGGATTGGATATTCACGGGTAGAACCCGCGAACACTTGACCACCAATCAGATTGATTGGCTTTAGGCCATATGGTTTATCAATAGTGGGATATGCCATTTAAGACTCCTGTTTTAAGAACCAGAACCGAAAGTGACCTTCGACTTCTTCTCTGCGAACAGAGGCATACGAGGGTCACTATCACGAAAGAAGTTGTTGTCTACCGATTCCATCTGAGACTTGTTCTGGTTGGAGTAGTGAGCTTCACGCTGATCCAAGAACTCTTTAGGAATACGGCAAAGCAACAGCCCACCCATTTCGATGTTTCCCTTGAAACGACCTTCTGTGGTGGCGTGCATCATCATCTCAGGATAGTCCTCTGCCTTGCAGGGTTCGTATCCTTCGCGTAACTTGGAAGAAATGTTTGATGGATCAGATACGCCAACCGTAGCAGTGCGAATCCACCTGTGTTTCCATCCCTCACGTTCGTCAGGGCTAGGAAGTGTCTCAGGAGGACGCCATGCTTGCTGGCGCTTGGTTGTAGAGCGTGACTCCAACTCGCGGTTGATGCGTGTCTGGGCCTTCTCGGAAGCAACGGTTTGATCCATATTCATTCACCTCTTTTCAGTTGAGCAACCTGTTTTGCGTATAGTTCCAAAGGAACCCCAAGTCTGCGAGCTATCGCGGCTTCGGATGCCTTCAACTTAATACGGTTAGGCGGTGTACTGCGCGTAGCCGGAGCTACTACAGTAGATGGTTTTGTGGCACGGCGTGGGGTACTATCCTCGTCCGGTTCATCGCTCTGAGCGGTTTCAAACTGCTCAGGAAATCTCTTACGCATCGTCTTATCAATAACATCAAAGTATTCTTTGCTACCGATAAAGTCTGCACCATACTCGCGTTGCAAACGCCTGTCAAGTCCCATCGCTGCGGCGGTCATTTCTTCATCCTTACCCCACCAATCACTATTGGCCTCGACCCAGCGTTGGGTACGTGGATGCTCGATGGGTTTCGCTGCGGCGGGCTGATACTCTTTCTCTTCAACCTCGATTGGCTGCATACCAGCAGCACGCTCCAGACGGAGGGCTGCTTTGGTAATCTCAGCATTGGCTTCCGTTAGCGCGTCGGCATCGCCACTCTCGTATGCCTCTTTGTACTTCTTCTTCGCTACCTGAAGATCAGTTTCAGCCGCGCCCTTGGACGTTTCAATATAGGCTTTGCTGCCATTAGCAAGCTGCTGTTGAAGGCGTTTGTTCTCCTCAAACACCTGTTTGGCGAAGGTTTCTGCAGCGGTGCGCTCACGCACAGCCTCTTCCTTGGCCCTACGCTCATCGTGATAGCCACGAGTGAATTTCTTGATCCTTGCCTGTACTTTCTCGTCGTACGTAGCAAGTTCTTCCTCCGTAGGGTCCTCAACGGGCTCCTTCATTGGCTTGCGATTGCGGTCCCCCGTGGGGGTGTCATCCTCAATCTCTACCTCAAACTTGTCGTCTTCGACAACAGCCTTAGCCGCTTTCTTCTCTTCGATCTCGTCGGGAAACTCAAAGTCGTCGTTCATGTTTGCTCCTTAACTAGCACGTGTAATGCCACGGGGGTCTTCAACTACCGCCTCAACTGAGTCGTCGTTGATGATGCGGAATTCACGGTTTTGAATCTTCAAGCGTGTACCGGAATTAGGGCGGCAGATGATGAAATCGCCTTCCTTGCAAGATGGACCACTAGGGAACCGAGTCTTGTCCTTGTACGCATCTGGGCCAACCTTGACCACGAACAGTACTGGGGTCAGCATCTCTTCGTAGTACATGGTCTTAGCATCTTTGACGATGCCAACTTCGCTGTTCTGATACTCCTCTATAGCGTCGGGAACAACGCACAGGAGGTGAAACGTCTTGGGGTCTGGCAACTGCTTGGCCTTCTGCTCGGTATCCTTGTTGAGGATTCCAGACAAATCTACGGCAGCGTTTTGGAACTTGAAGAGATCATTCATCGGCGTATTCTGCTTTCTGCACTAGGTCGTTGATTGTGTTTTCTGCGAGGCTTAGACCAAGGATCACCCCGCAGACATGACGATACTCATCATGGCTGGACGCTCTACCGGAGGAGATGAACGTGATTCGCTCATCACGAAGCTTGTGCATCTCCTTAACCGCTATCGCTAATACTTTGTACCCATCCAATTAACGCTCCTTCGAGAAGGGATTGCTGGGCTGGTTTCGTTGCGCTGCCCGTTGCGCTGCGTTCTGAGACATCTGAGCTTTGTGCTTGGCAATGTCTACGCCAACTTTGGCACTATCAAGTTCAATCTGACGATCCAGTTTGTCCCGTGCAGCGGCTGCAGTAGCACCAACCTGCATAGCCGCGATCTCTTTCTGTGACTCAATGCGCTCACGCTCGATCTCAATCTGGTCAGCTTTGGCTGCAGCGTCGATCTGCTGCTTCTGTTGCTTGAGTTCCAACTCCTTCATCTTCAGTTGGAGTTCTTGCTGCTGCATCTGCACGATTGGGTCTTGTGCTTGTTGCTGTGCTTTTTGCTGCTGAGACTCTTGCTGGTTCTGCTGGAGAAGCTGCTCCGCAGCTTGCATAGTCATCATGGCAAGTTGCTCGGCCATCTCGGGAGGCATGTTCTTGGTCTGGTCCTCAGTTGGCAGTGGCATACCCATAATCTGCTCGATGCGCCTACGGTATGCGAACGCAATGTGCTCGTTAATGTGGTCCATAAGCGCACCAGCGATAAGCTGCGCCTTGGGGTTGTTTGCCATCAACTGCTGAATCTGAGGGTCCTGCATCGCAGCCATATGCACTTTGATATGCGCTTCTTGGTTCTGGATAAGGAACGCCTTGACGGACTTGCCAGTCAGCAGGTTCTGGTTCTCCTGCACTGGGTCAGTAGGTACTTGATCTTCCTCTACAGGGACCAGCTTCGCCGCATCCTTGACCCCAAGGACCTCAATCATGCTGCGGTGCAGCAAAGGCAAGTTGTAGAGTTGCGGTGCGCTCTGGGCCAACTGGAACACGGCTTGGTAGGTCACGATCTTCTGTGCCATCGTCGCTGCGTTCGGGTCCGACACAGGGATAACGTCCACCATGTCGTAGTCGGCTTTCTTAACCTGACGGTTACCTTCTACTGGGTCGTAGTCATACTCCTCGGGCGTATAGTCAGCAATGATGACCTTCAGGAGCTTGAACTCCTGCTTCATGGCGTAGTGCATCCGTGACTGCACAGCCGTCATCACCTTGAGGGTTCGCTCCAGAATCGCCAGCGTTGTCCCTACTGGGGCATTGCTAGACATATCCGATACCTTCATGTCTCCCGCAGATGCAAACGCACGCCCTTCCTGCACGATTCTGTCGAACAGGGTGTAGAGAACTTGGCTTGGTTCTTTGTACGGCAGCGGTAGAATGTTGTCTCGGATGCTTCCTGAAGGCACATCTACGTCTCGGAATTCTCCGGGAGCGATTGGGGTATCGTCACCCTTGATCCGCAAGCCCCGTGACTTCAAGCCACCGGGGAGGTTAGACAGCGTACCTGCATCCACCAACTGACGAATCAGCATGGTGGCGCTCTTGGCGTAGCCACCGATGAGGTGGATCAGACCGTACCCGTAGAAGCCGAAGCCGGGGATGTATTGGTAGTGGACGAAGTGCTGGCGCTTGGTGTGGAGTTCATCCCCCTCGTACCAATTTCTACGAATGGCTAGGATTTCTCCTGTGCTTTTTTCTACTGTGACTACGTAAGGAAGGGCAATCCCAGTCTCCTTCCCCTTCTTGTCCGTATGCTCAAACCCCGGCAGGTCCAAGTCAACGTGCATCTCCAAGATGCGGAACCGATCATCGTTCAGGGCAGTCATGCCCATCTCTTCGGCTTTCTGCTTCTCGATGTCGTCAAGCTCGTGGGTGGGCTCACCCAACTCCACATCGCAATAGAACCCAGCTTCCTGCAGCTTGAGAATCTCGTTCTTGGTCTTGCGCATCACGTGCGTGACCCGCTCGGCGGTTTCCAAAGACGATGCTCCGTACGGAACCACGATGTCCTCAGCAGGGATAAACATCGCCGTCTGACGCCCCTTGCTTGGGTCGTAGTACACCTTCTTGAAGGCAGAGCCAGCCAGAGGCAGGTTCCACAGCAACTTCTCATGCTCTGGGCGGTACTCGCTCATCACCTCAGTAAGCTGGTAGTTCATGTCCTCGCGCACACGGGAGGCTGCTTCTTCCCGCTTACGGTCAATAGCACCGACGATCAGGGTCTTGACTGGCCCCGCTGCGGGGAAAGTCTCCATCATGGACTCGGACTGGAACCGCACTACTGACTCTGTGAGCATGGGGTGGAACACTCCACAAGCTCCGTTCCACGGTTCAGTGCGCTCTTCGTACTTCAGCCCAAGCAACTTCAGCCCGTCTACATAGGTAGAAATCCAGTCCTTGCGGTCACCGATGTCTTTGGTGAAGTCATCAATCAGGTCCCCACCCAGCAGCTTCAGGGCTGAGTCGTCCATGTAATCAGCGAGGTTCGCATCGAACGTATCAGCGGTTTCCTTCTCGGGCATGAGGTCAATCTCAAGGTCACCGATGCCGATGCTCACAGCTTCAGGGTCTTCGATCTCAATTTCTATCTCTGGAGCTTGATTCTCCATGTCCAGTTCATCCAACCCCATAGGGGCTGCGTACAACCCTTTGTCCATATTGCCAGCCATTTTGTGTCCTTAAACTGTGTAGTACCGCTCTTTGCGGGAGCTTTTGAACCATTGAACTTCTTCGGGCTCGTCTGTAGGCAGACGGAGGAAACCCCCCTGCCTGAACCGCATCAGGGCTAGAGTCGTTGCGTCCACCAAGTCATCGTGCTCGCCTGAGGGAAACTCAGCGACTTCATCCACTAACTCCTCAGCCCAGCGAGTTTGAGGGACCCACACTTTCCCAGAGGCGATTATGTCCGAGACTGCGTTCAAACGGGCGATCTTGTCCTGACCCTTGGATGGCGTGTATTCCTGTACTGGTATGCCCATCGCCCGTAGGTCGTAGATCAGCGGAGCCCCCGATGCCTTCTTCTCGATCAGCACACCGTCAGGCTCGTACTTGTTGTACTCCTTGAGCACATCTTTCTTCAGGTCTGGGTACTCAACTCGCTTCTTGTATGTGTTGAGCAAGATGATGTTCGGCCTGTTGCCATCTTTCAGATGGTTAAATATCCCCCACGTAGTACCTGCGGAATAGTCGGCGCGGTTGTTTTTCTCGAACGCCGTGTCCCAAGTCTGGAGAATATAGTCGCATTTAGGTGGGTCGTCCTCCTCCCACCACTGCCACCAATCTCGCTTGACAATAGCACTCTCATTACCAACAGGGTTCTGCTGATACTGTGCTTGCCACTTCGCGTTGGGTAGTTCTTCCTTGAGGGCCTCTAGCTCCTCAATACCCCAGAACTGAGGCCACAGTGGGTTACCACTCGGCAGAATCGCCGGGAATTCAATAACCTCCCACTCTTCACCGCCCCGTTGAGCCGCACTCTTTAGTACCTGCCCAGTCAAATCCCTCTGACTCCAGCGCGTCATCACAACTACGATGGCTCCTCCCGGCTGCAGACGCTGCCGTGGTCCTGATGTGTACCACTCGTACACCTTATCGTATACGTCTGGGTTGATAGCTGCCTGTGCAGCCTCTTGTTCTGAGTGTGGGTCGTCAATAATGAGTACGTCAGCACCCTTACCCGTCACCGCGCCGCCCACACCGATAGCGAAGTAGTCACCGCCCTTGCTGGTGTTCCATCTACCAGCCGCTTTCGAGTCCACTTGAAGCGAAAGCTCGGGGAAAATGTCCTTATACGCCTCGGAATCGACCAAATTTCGTACTTTTCGACCAAAACCGACAGCCAACTCAGCAGTGTGGGACGTTTGAATGACTTTCTTGGCAGGAAACTTGCCCAAGAACCACGCAGGGAGCAGATAAGAGGCAAATTCGCTCTTGGTATGGCGCGGAGGCATGTTGATGATGAGCCTCTTGCACGATCCAGAGGCCACTCTCTCGAACGCATCAGCCATTCTGCGGTGGTGAGCACCCGAAATGAACGAAGGCCACGCTTTCTCCACGAACTTGATGAACTTGGTCTGGCAGAGTTCTCGCTCTTTCAGCTTCTCCAGCCGAATTAGCTGCGCCTCAAGTACCCGCAAGTCCGACTCGCTCAGTTTCCCTGAGTTAATCAGAGTTTCTATGTCTGAGAGGGTTACTTCACTCATCGTTTTGGATATCTTCTGGGGTATCTTTGGGCATATCTATCTGCATCTCTTGGCTTGGGCTCATACCCAGTTGCGCATCGAGGTCATCAATAGGGCCAATATCCGTAATGTCTGCGTTCAATAGTCGTTTTACTCGCTCCTTGATACTATTTTCAAGGGCTATGGATGTCTTATGGTGGATAGTTACTTCACTACGCTCAGTGAACAGCCCAATATCGCTGTGCTTACCTAGCAATTCCAACGCACGGAGTTCTAGCTTCGGGTCGCCGCAATCCGCAAGGCTTACTAGCTTGTTGGTAATGAAGTTCCGAGCTTGCAGCGCATCTGCAAACGAACTGAAGTCGAACCGCCTGATTAGCGCATGGGCTGCAGCGGCTTCTGGAGAAGACGACAAATGCTTCGGGACGTTCGGTTTGTCCGTACCTTGGATGAGTTCTGCTGCTTTGTGCAGGTCATCGTCGTCGTAGCTGATGTCCCCACCGAGTTCCTTAATGAAGTCGATAGTGTTCGCAGCAACAGCGAGGCTATCTGAATGGGTCTTGGGCTGCTCATCAGATATGTCGAACGGCAGAGGCACTGCCGTAGTTGGCTCAATTTTCTGCATATGCACCGTGGTTAGCGGGAAGTTGCCCGAAATGTACCAGAAAAATATATGGGGGTGGGGGGTGTACGAAAAGAAAAATGATGGGGGTGGGTTCTGGAATACAGATTTCCGTAGGAGAGTATAGAAAAAGTGAAGGGGGGTGGGGGGTGAAATGAAAAACTCGAATCTTTGTGATCGAGTGAGCGGAACACTGTGTATGGGGGCCCCACCTCCTTGCCCTGCCAAAATGGGGTCATGGGGTCTTTCTACCCGTCAACCCTAACATTGTGAGGCCACTCCCCACCATTCCACACCTGAATTATTCTTTACGGGAAACTTGAATTGTACCCTATTTTGCGATATAATAGCGGCATGGCATCGGAATCGTTGTCATCCGGTTAGGCGGTCCCCCTAACATTGTTAGAGTAATTAGAAGGGTTTCATCATGTCTCAAGTTCAAGTAATCCGCGCAGATGCTGCGCCCGAGTTGGCCCCTCTCCGCGCTGCTATCGCAGACGCTGCCGCTACTGTCTACGGGGCCAAGATTCGGTACGCCGAATCGTTGAATCTTTCGTTCGGCGTGACTCTCGAAGCACTCGAAGTCAAGTCGGCGGATGGTTCGATAATTGATCTGCGCCCGTCTGTCACGGGTTGGTTTGATGTCGAACATGGTTCGACGGCCCCTGATGCTAAGCCCATCTTGACCGAGAAGGAGGCTTTGTATAACGTGCTCAAGGGTTCAAAGCACTCGAACCCGTCGAAAGTCTGGGCAGATATCCGAAAGTATGGTCGCGCAGATGCGATGAAACAGGCAGAGGGCATCTGTCTGGCCGGAATCAAAGCGCAGTCCATTGTCATGCCAGAGGGCACAACACGGCCTGACCCGTTGGCGGCAGATGCTAAGGGCGCGAACGACTCGAAGTCAATCCGTCTGCGAATGATGGATGATCTGAAAGTGCTCTACAAAGCAGCGAAGCGCGAGAAGTCGCTGAGCACGGAGGAGGCAAACTGTCTGGTGCATATCAGTAGCGCGCTGATTGCACTCGGCGTTGATCTGTCAACCCTCACGAAGTAATCTAGCAAGACGGGACCGCCTAACATTGTTAGGCGGTTTCCCCCTAAACCCTCTCCCGCTAGCCTCAAGCCCGCCACTCGGCGGGCTTTTTTTCGTCCGTCATTTTGCTTCACGGCCTAACAATGTTAGGCCATCGTCGGCCCGCTTCGCGGACCAGTTCTCTGTGCGGGGGTAGGGGCAAGCATGGCGTCTAGGCGCGTTACGTTTCCGCAGCGGCTAACAATGTTAGGCCGCGCTGGACCAGTTCTCTGTGCGGGGGTAGGGGCAAGGCGGCGTTACGTTTTTGCCTGTGGTAGGGGATACCCTAGTTTTCGATCACTATCTGTAGTTTGTTACGTTTTTCAGAGCCAGATGAGAATGATTCTCACAGTAGGCCCAGAAACGTAACGCCACCGCTGGACCAGTTCTCTGCGCGGGGGTAGTGCCTAACAATGTTATGTTTTTGGGCGTTATGTTACGTTTTTGGCGTCGTTGTTACGCCACACTTTTCGCTAAGTCCTTGTCAGCAAAGGGATGTTACGTTGTTACGTTTTTGGCGAAAATGTATGGAAGTCCACCAAGCCGGAAAAAAGCATAACGGACAGCAAGCGCAATTCGCACTACACGTTCAATTTTCTGGCGCCATTCATATATTTTCTAAAAAACGTAACAACGTAACATACCCCATTTTTCGTCTCTAAGTCATTGATTTATATGGCGATGTTGCGTTACGTTTTCCGTTACGTTTTCATTTCCCCCTCGTAACATCAGAACGCGCCAAACGTAACGCGACCCCCCTCTTGCTCCCGCTCTTGCTTCCGCCCCAACTTTACTCTGCGTAGTATAGTTTGCTTGACATTCATACCTTTTTGTGTTATACTTTAGGTTGAGTGGGAATTTCTCCTACTCGCGGCAACTACCCCTAACAAAGTTAGGTGTACATCAGAAAGGTTAGCGATGAGCAGCAGATCAGGAAACAACCCAGACCTAGACTGGGGCGAGTGCGGGCTGTGTGGAGATGACGTATCAAGCGAGAGGCTTCGGCTTGGGTACGTACTGTGCCTATGCTGCGGTGAGCAAGCAGCAGTCGAGGCCCGCAGTTCATGGTGCGTTGTGCCCATGAACAAGAGCAACTACATCCTAGTCACCGACCTAACTTTGTTAGCCCAACTCAACCCAAAGAGGACCACACCATGAACACCCGCGAAGTAACCAACCAACTCCTGCGATGGATGGATGATGGCTTGATTTCCCCCAAAGCCCTAGCCGAAGCCTGTCTCAAGTACATGAGCGAATCCGATGTCGCAGACATGGCGCATTGCAACGAACTCATCTGCAACGATGAGGAGGAACAAGAATGAACACCCGATTCGCAAACAAGTATGAGAAGGCTCTCATGTTGTGCCTTACTGCTAAGTTAGCAGGTGAAGTGCTCAACTACGACGTAACCAAGGACAGCCGTGGCTATCGCTACATCATGGCCGAAACCGATAGCGGGTGGAGCGAGTGGTTCAACGAGGCGATGGAAGATGAGTTCAGCGATGAGTACCGCGACTCATGGATGCACAGGGGGTGTGATGCGTAACTCAGACTCTACGGGCACGTGGCTGCTCGCCATCGTCTATTGGGCCGCAGCCATCGTGCTGCTACTTGACCTTTTCTATTGGAGGCCGTTGTGATATTCGTAGACCTGAAGAAATTCAAGAGCCCTTCGCTCATCAGCCCCGTGTTCCACCAGCCTAACTTTGTTATGCGGGACCATAAGCACAGGGACGCTCTGCTCCGACTCATAGAGTTGGAGGTTGGTGTGCAGCAGATGGGGCAGTACATCCTGCAGTTGATGCGTAACCCCGAGGCAACGGACGAGCAGATCACGACTGTCCGTACCATGTACGTTGACATCTACAAGAAGTTTTCCGAGGCACAGGATGCCGTGTTCAAGTACAAAGGAGAAACGAAGTGACCAAGAAGAAAACCTTCTGGGTGCAGATGGTCAAGACCATTCACGTGCCTATCGTCGCCGCAGATGAGGATGCTGCTTCTAACGCAGCCAAAGAGAACGATGTGGCCGGAGGCAACGCGCTGAAGTGGGCTGTTGCCGACGCTATTGTGTATGACGTAAACCAAGAGGGGGCATGAGATGCACGGACTTATGCAAGATGGCATCGAGGATCGGGAGACACGTAGGCTTTCTATGTGGTTCGCTACCCGCTTGGGCGACTTCCGAGAGTGGCAACCAAAAAGGGAGGCCTAACAATGTTAGCCTTTCACGTTGAAGGCAGGAGTCGAGGCGGGGACTTGTCCATCGCCGAGATCATTGAGTCACGCACCGCTAGAGGTGCGCGTCAACAGTTCGCTGCTCTCTACCCCACGCTTAGGGGTATCAGGGTATACCGACTGCAGACTATTAACTAATCAACTAACCAACCTATCAGGAGAAACGATCATGTGGGGAAACAACGGAATGAACAGCACCATGCGGGCACTCCCGTATGTGCGCGAGTACTCACTCGCAAAGCGCATCCTTGACTCGACCACCCCCGTGCGCGGGAGTGGGGTGAACGCTGGCATCAAGCCATTGGGGGCACGTAACAATGTTACGGCGTACTCGGTGCGGGCGGGTACTGTTGACGCTACGGACGTAGAGTTTATGCTCTACAAAACACCCGTCATTACGTTCAAGAAAGACGGGCGCATCCTCGTAAGGATGGAGCGGTGGAACACGAACACCACCCGTGAATTCATAAACTCTATCCTCAACGTGTCCTGCTACGCCAAGAGTGGCAAGAGCGTGATGGAACTACACGGAGGCGGTGGTTTGTCCGTCATCCCGCCGACTGGATTGGTGCTGCGCTACGATGTAGATGCAACACCTCCACGCCTTGTCTTCGACGCCAAACCCAAGTTCACGGGCTATGCGGTCAGCCGAGCGAAGGCTAACAAAGTTAGGGCGCAGTTCTCTGAGTTCGCCAAGTACTTCAAGGGGTGTGTGAATCTGCGCTCCGTCGAGATGATCGAGAAGTCGTACTACGGAGGAGGGCACACGAAGTACAACGCCATCGAGTACACGGGCGCTGAGATCGCCGAGGTTCTCGGTGATGAGGATGAGAGTACCGCTGTGGTGGCGAACCCTTGGACTGAGTGGGAATTGCTCAAGCACAGGCCCTTCCACCAATTCCGTCCGATGGGGTACAACACGTACGCCAACTGGATCGCCGAGTACAACGCCAAGTGTGCGGAGTTCTTAGACCTCATCAAGAATGACCAGCCCGACGACACGAAGACACAGAACTTCTACAAGGCTATGGTCATCTGCATGATCCTCAACGGGAAAAAGCCCAACAAGGAAACTCCCCACGTAGTTGTTCGTAACCTCACCACCATCGTGGTCGAGAACTTCGAGACTATCTGGAAGATGTACTTCGCTAAGGATATTCTGGAAGAAGTAGTGCTCAAGGATGGGGTCACACCCAATCAGACCTACACCAACTGGATGTGGATGTATGACCAAGTGAAGGTAGCCGAGGCCGAGGCGCAAGAGCGCAAGTACAAGGGCGAACTGCCGTTCAACCCCGGCGAGAGCGTCCAGTACTTTGCTTGAACTTTACTTTCCGTAGTAAAGTTTGCTTGACATTCACACCTTATTGTGTTATACTTTAGGTTGAATGGGATTTCGTGTGTTAGTTGTTAGTTGTTAGTCGTTAGTCCGCGCCCTACCCCTAACAAAGTTAGGCGGGCATCATTAGTGTTCATTAGTGTTTATCAGGAGTTAGAAAATGGCTGAGATCAAGTTCGGTAAGACTGTCACCCTCAAGCAAGCCGCACGGCTCATCTTCACCAACCCAGAGGTTCGGTTCCTTGTTCGCGGCGAACCAGGAATTGGGAAGTCCTCGCTGTTGGAGGACGTTGCTGCTCAGGCTGGTTGCGAGTATGCCTATATCGACGTACCAAACATGGATTTGGGTGACATCGCGATGCCCGTGATAGATCACGTGGAGAAGGTCACTCGCTATTACCCTAACGCTAGGTTCGGACTTCACACGGGTCGCCCGATGGCGATCATGTTGGACGAGTTCAGCAAGGGCATGGATGCGGTCAAAAACATGTTGCATCCCATGTTGGAAAAGAAGAACCCGCGACTGGCCGACAAGCCAATCGTTAAGGGTACTTACGTATTCCTGACTGGCAACCTGTCTTCGGACGGGGTGGGCGATGTGGTCAAGTCTCACTCGCAGAACCGCATCGTTGAGATCGTGGTGCAGAAACCTACAGCGGAGGAGTGGATCGAGTGGGCGATCCAGAAGGGGACCATCGAGCCTGAGATTATTGCGTGGGTCAATCAGTACCCCCACGCTCTTGCTTCGTACACGGATGCCGCACAAGCGGACAACCCGTACATCTACCACCCACGGCGTACCCAGAATGGGTTCGTCACCCCGCGCTCACTCGAAACGGCATCTAACATTGTTAGCACCCGTGGGTTGAACGACACCGACGCTGTTATCGCCGCTCTGATTGGTGCTTTGGGTGAGAGCGCAGCGCGTGACGTTCAGGCGTACATCGAGTTCAGCGATCAACTCCCATCGTGGGACGCGATGATTAAGAACCCTAAGACTACGACTGTACCGACTAGCCCTGCTGCCTGCGCCATTGTGGTGTTCGGTGCTATCGCACGTATGACCAAGGAGACTATCGCTCCGTTCATGGAGTACCTCGAACGCTTCGATGCCGAGTGGCAAGCAGTCTTTGCGATCAACATCGCCAAGGCTACGGCTAAGCAGAGCATCGCCTTCTCTAGTAAGGCGTTCGCCGAGTGGGTCGCTAAGAATCAGGACCTGTTGTGAAAGTTTTCTGGCGGTACAACATGACGCCAAATAATTGGCGTGATGGAGATACACCCTTCATGGTAGAAGTATGCCGTGTTACGGGTAAGGGCGAATACGGAATCGAGGTAATTGCTGAGATTCCGTATGAAGAGTTGAGCATTGCCAAGGTAATGATTGAGTTAGCAAACAACGAGGAGTCCTAACAATGTTAGAAGAACGCAAATTGCAGAAGGCCAAGATCAGCCTGATGCGTAACCCACGGTTCGCGCTGTGGTCTGGCATCCTGATGGTGGGTAAGACCTCCATTGTGGATAACGTAGCAACAGCATCGACAAACGGACGCGACGAGGTGTATGGTCGCGGGTTCGTCAAGGAACTTTCCGACAAGGAGTTGTGCTTCCTTGTACTGCACGAGTCCTTGCACAAGGCTCTTCGTCATCTCACTACGTGGAAGAAACTCCACGATGAGAACCACAAGTTGGCGAACGCTGCCTGTGACTACGTGATTAACCTCATGCTGATCGAACTCGACCCGAACGGCGAAACCATCGTCATGCCTAAGATCAAGGATGGTCCGCTGAAGGGTCAGCCGATGGGTCTGATCGACGCTCGGTTCAAGGGGATGAACGCCAAGCAGGTGTTCGACATTCTCAAGCAGGAGCAGAAGGAAGGTGGCGACGAGGGTGACGAGCCCATCGACGGAAGCGGGCGTGTTCCCAGCAAAGGCGACGGCAATGGCGACCCGAAGGGGGGCGCAGGGTTGGACGAGCACGACTGGGATGGTGCTGCCGAGATGACTGCCGACGAGCGCAAGCAGTTGGAGCGTGAAGTCGATCAGGCTATTAGGCAAGGGCTAATGGCTGAGAAGAAGGTAGGCAAGGGTGGCGGTGGGATGGGCCGCGAGTTGATGGACCTGATGGAGCCGAAGATCAACTGGCGCGATGCGTTGCGCGAGTTCGTCAAGGCTACGTGCAACGCCAAGGATACGTCCTCTTGGCGTAAGGTGAACCGCCGCTACTTGGCCGACGATGTGTATATGCCCTCGCTGGTTGGCGAGAAGGTTAGGCATATCGTTGTAGGCATTGACACCTCAGGCTCCATCGGTGACAAGGAGTTGGCCGAAGCATTGGCCGAGGTCAAGGCTATCTCCGAGGAAGTCAACCCTGATGTGGTGGACTTGATCTACTGGGACGGTGGCGTTGCTGCCCATGAAATCTACGAGGGCGCTGATGTATCTAACATTGTTAGTTCCACCAAGCCGAAAGGTGGTGGGGGTACTTCGCCATCTTGTGTGTCTACTTACCTCAAGAATAAGCACATCGTTCCAGAGTGCGTTCTCATGCTCACAGATGGATACGTGGGTAGCGATTGGGGTACGGGATGGACGGCTCCTGTGCTCTGGGTCGTCTTTGGTGGCAATACTGTTGTCGCGCCTAACGGCAAGACAATTCATGTTCGGGATTAAGGAGAGAGAAGTGGTAGTGCTTTCGTTTGGATACGGGGACTACGTAGTTTCCCCGAAGGATGCAGTCACCATCATGGAGATACTGCAGAAATCAGAACGCTATGAGTGCAAGTACGTGAGCGGGGGGGACAACACCCATCACGTGTACTCATCGGGCGAGAGTCTCACCGCTAAGTTGATTAGCGATGATATGTACCGCATGGCGAAGTTGGCTGGCAAGCCAGATCGGTAACACCACGGGCGCACGATAACAACACCCTTGTTATCGTGCCTAACAATGTTAGCAACCAAGTCGAGGGGGAACATAAGGCAACGCTTGCAAGCCTAGCAGATGCGAACAAGCGATGTTGGAACCGTTGGTCCCTCGACTGCTGGAAGTGTATCCAACGGTTCCCCTTTCATACATTGAACAGGGGCGGCAATGAATCTGCTTTTCCGCCCCACTATTTCTTAGGACCAGTTCCCCAAGTTCCCCAACCCGCCTAACAAAGTTAGGTATCACATTTCAATCATCAGGAGAAACGTATGAGTATTAGCGCATCAGCAGTATTAGTGGAGTTGAACATCTCTGTGTGGCCCGCATCAAAGATTGATCGGGAGACTACAGACCGAGTTAACTTCGACGCATCAGCCGTGTCGAACGCATCGCAAACCAAGAAGAACCTTTTCGCTGGCACGGGTCTGCGTAAGGACATCGAGAAGTTCGCCGCTCGTGTCCGTCTGTACCACAACCTCAACACGTTGCCGTGGGCAGACAAGGGTGAGCGACTCGCGCCGACCAAGATTTTCATGGAGTACAAGACGGCGATGAACGCCTTCGAGTCTCAGTTCGGTGCTATGTGCAACAACTTCTACGCGGAGTACCCGCGTCTGGTTGCGGAAGCACCCACAAACCTCGGCAAGTTGTTCAAGGCTGAGGACTACCCACCCCTTGATGAGGTGCGGTGCAAGTTCGGGTTCCGTCGCTCGACTAACCCCCTGTCGGATGCTGGCGACTTCCGCCTAGACATACCAGCGCAGGACTTGGTAGAGATTCAGGCGGCGTACGAAAAGCAGTTCGAGGAGCGGCTCGCCGACGCGATGAAGGCTCCGTGGGATCGACTGCACAAGATGTTGACGGGCATCAGCGAGAAGTTGACCGACGACACGGCTGAGGATAGCGACGTACCCAAGAAGCGGTACTACGACTCCCTCATCACCAACCCGCTTGAGTTGTGCGAGTTGTTGACCAAACTCAACGTGACCAACGATCCAAAGTTGGAGGAGGCACGGCGTCAACTTGAGGTAACAATGTTAGGTGCAGATATCGAGAGGATCAAGGAGGATGCAGATGTACGTAGCAACGTGAAGTCCAAGGTCGATGCGATCCTTAGCAAGTTCGAGTGGTAATCAACAATCATCAGGAGTAACGAAAATGATACTAGGACTTACGAACACCAACGTGCGCTTCAGCACGAAACTCGCCGAGAAAGCCGCTCAACGAGAGAAGGACGGGCAGGAGCCTATGCTTTGTGGCGACATGCTCAAGAAGGTCATAACTAAGTTAGCCACAGACAAACCTCTGTGGGACTTCATTGCTTTCAAGACGAACAACTCACGCGATGTGATCGAGTTCGCGGTGTTGGGGGCGAACGCCGAGAGGCTCGGTGAGATCGGCTTTGACTGGCATGGTAGGAACTACTGCATCTACGTCAAGAACAAGCGTATTTCGGACAAGTTGACCCGAAACGACAGGTACAAGACTATGGACATAGACAAAGCGGTACTCAAGGTGAAGAAGATGTTCGGGTCTATGAGTACCAACGAACGCATAGCCCAAGAGACTTCCAAAGCCTCGGTGCTAACCGACAAGGTGCGAAACGCTAAGTGGGCACAGATACGTGATGTCGAGGCCAAGATCGAACGTGTTGCTCATCAATACATCATGGAGGAGGGGTACGAGACTTTCCTTGCTTGGCTGAAGGAACATCCAAGCCAGAAGGCTAAGGACACTTTGGAAGGGATAGATAACAAAGTTAGGCTTGGCGTCGAGATGTTGACCATCGAGAAGGTTCGGAATCATTTCAACGAAGGCAAGGCTGTGCTGGTCATCAAAGACGGCTCGAAATATATTGTCAAAGTGGGTGACAAAGTGGACCTTTACGACGATACTTCGCTTCCCCAAGAAATGCGGGGGAAGTTAGGGATGCTGAAATTGGTGGAGGCCGAGCAATTCTTGACCGACATCGGTTGCCGCATCAACGACGAGACTTTTGTTCTCATTCTTGAGGAGGTGCAGCATGAGAGTTGAACTACTGAAAACATCGCGTCGGTTGTGGCAACCGATGGACTACATCCCTGCGGACCTGACTCGCAAGAATCAGTTGAAGTGGGCACAGGCCGTGCAGAAACTTGGAGACAAGTGGCTGCTAGCGCAGGGTGTGCAGAGGAAGGAATGAGTGAAGACGACTACAGCAGGTTTTCCATGCCCCCAGTGTGGGACATGGACGAGAGTTCTGGAAACCCGAAACGGCAACATACGGAGAAGGGTGTGCGTGAACTCACACCGTTTCTCTACCGAGGAGAAAGTCCTTGGCCCTTCAAATACAGTATCACCACAGGAGAAGTTAGATGACGACAGGAATTGAAAACTTAAAGTTGCCCGTAGTTAAGAAGGGTCGCGGCCCCGGCAAGAAGCCAGCCTTGATCTGCACTAGCCTACGGCTGTCGAGAGAAGTAATGGACTACTACAAGCAGTTCGAGAACCAGCAAGTGAAGATGCGGCAAGTCCTGACGGACTACTGCCTGAACGAGCAAGCCCTAACAAAGTTAGGCTTTAACAACGTAACCATTAGCGAAGGAGAAGAGCATGTTGGCTAAAGAAAAGAAAGATGAAGTTCGGGCGTTCCTAAAGGAGAGTCCGCATATCAGTTTGCAGAACGTAGCGTTGCTGTATGACGTTACGTATGCGCAGGTATACGCACTCAACCGTGAAGTCCACGGCGTTAAGCCGAGGGCCAAGAAGGCTGCGAAGAAGCCAGCGGTCAAGGCCAAGGCAAAGATGGGCCGCAAGGCTATTCTTGCGAAGGCGGCGGATCAGTATCCCATGCCGCTGCTCCCCCCTGCGCCAGTAATGGTTTACGGGCCTGACATGGTGAACCAGCCACCGCACTACACGTATGGCGGCATCGAGACTATCGACTTCATCGAGGCCAAGGACTTGAACTACAACTTGGGCAATGTGGTTAAGTACGTAACCCGTAGCGGACTCAAGGGTACGCGCATCGAAGACCTCAAGAAAGCCAAGTGGTACTTGGAGCGCGAGATCGGTTCGCTGCTCGGCGACTAACAAAGTTAGGGTTTCCTCTCCCACTAAGCCACCTTCGGGTGGCTTTTTTTCGTCTTGACTTTGTAAAGGGTTGTGCTACGATCATGGCTTGAAAACTACTGGAGGATGAGATGCCCGCAACACCTGAGGCCAAGGTCAAGGCCAAGATCAAAGCCATTCTCAAGGCACACAACGCCTACTACGTTATGCCCATAGGTACGGGCTACGGCAATTCAGGCGTCCCCGACTTCATCTGCTGCGTCAATGGTCAGTTCCTCGCTATCGAGGCTAAGGCTGGCAAGGGCAAGCCGACTGCATTGCAGGACAAGAACATCCGAGACATACGCACCGCTGGCGGCTACGCTATGGTGGTCAACGAAGACAACCTCGAAGAACTCGAAACGCTGATCGCTAACTATGTTAGGTGGGGTGAGAGTTATCAAGATCGGCACGTATGATTCTGACAATCGACTTCGAGACTTTCTACTCGCAGGAGTTCAGCCTAACAAAGTTAACCACGGAGGAGTACATCCGCTCTTCCGAGTTCGAGGTTATCGGTGTTGCAGTACAGGTAGACGATGGGGAGCCCGAGTGGTTCAGCGGCGATGCTTTGAAGACCCATGCGTTCCTGAGCAAATTCGACTGGGGTAACTCCACAGCGGTAGCGCACAACGCTGTGTTCGACGGGGCTATCCTTAATTGGTTGTACGGTATACGCCCTAAGGGGTGGGTGGACACCCTCAGCATGGCACGTGCTCTGCACGGTACTGAAGTAGGCGGTAGTCTCAAGGTGCTAGCCGAGCACTACAAGATAGGCGTGAAGGGCACGGAGGTAGTCGATGCCATTGGGCTGAGGCGTGAGCAGTTCGGTGCTGAGCAACTAGCGCAGTATGGCGAGTACTGCAAGAACGATGTGGCCCTGACTTGGAAGTTGTACAAGGCGATGGGTGACTTCCCCGCAGTTGAGTTGAGCCTGATTGATATCACGCTGCGGATGTTCACCGAGCCCGTACTGCAGTTGGACAGGATGGCATTATCCGCGCACCTTATCCGTATAAAGGCGCACAAAGTCCAACTCCTTGGCGAGTTCGACAAAGACACGCTGATGAGCAACCCCAAGTTTGCCGGGGCCCTAACAGAGTTAGGGGTCACTCCTCCTATGAAGGTTAGCCCAGCGAACGGCAAGCAGACCTATGCCTTCTCTAAGTCCGACGAAGAGTTCACGGCACTACTTGAGCACGACAATCTGAGGGTGCAAGCCCTTGTCGCTGCACGGCTAGGTACTAAGTCCACCCTCGAAGAGACACGAACCGAGCGGCTGATAGGGACCGCCGAGCGAGGCCCTTTGCCAGTTCCCCTCCGGTACTACGCTGCCCATACTGGGCGATGGGGTGGCGACGACAAGTTGAACCTCCAGAACCTCCCACGGGGTTCGCTGCTCAAGAAGTGCATCATCGCGCCAATGGGCTACTACGTCCTTGACTCAGACTCTTCCCAGATTGAAGCGCGTACGCTGGCATGGCTAGCGGGGCAGACTGATCTAGTCGAAGCGTTTGATCGGGGCGAGGATGTGTACCGCATTATGGCTGCTCGCATATACACCAAGGCCGAAGCAGACATCACGAAGGAAGAACGCTTTGTGGGTAAGACAACCATCCTTGGCGCAGGGTACGGGATGGGTGCGGCTAGGTTCCAAACGCAACTCAAGACGTTCGGCGTAACCATTGAGTTGGATGAGTGCCAGCGGATCATCGACACGTACCGCACAACGTACGGCAGTATAAAAAAGTTATGGGCCGAGGCGGGTAAGGCTATAGATGCCATCATGGAAGACAAGCACACCACACTAGGAGTGAACGGAGTGCTGAACGTAGACGGCAAGAAGGGCATCCTTCTGCCTAACGGCCTACGCCTAAAGTACCCCAATCTACGCAACCATCAGGACGACGATGGGGATACTGAAACTGTGTACGACACGAGGAAAGGGAAAGCCACTATCCTCACGCGCATTTATGGGGGTAAGGTCGTAGAGAACGTGTGCCAAGCACTCGCTCGAATTATCATTGGCGACCAGATGCTCATCGTCAATAAGAAGTACCGTGTTGTGATGACTGTGCATGATGCCATTGCGTGTGTAGTGCCAGAGGAAGAGATACATACGGCCAAAGAGTACATCGAAATGTGTATGAGATTACGCCCATCGTGGGCGCTGGATTTACCACTAAATTGTGAGGCTGGATATGGAGAAAGTTACGGCGATTGTTGACTACGCTTACCCCTGCATGATGGCAGAGAAGGGTTTACGTAAAGTGCATGACGCGATGTTGAACAATGATTTTGATACCGCTATAGAGGCTGCTATACAAACGCTAGTAGATACGAAGTTGATGGTCAATGCGATCAAAGACATGAAAGACATGAATGAGAAATTGAGGTCGGTATGAAGCCAATCATCTGGTCGTTCAGTAGTCTGAAGACATTCCAGCAGTGCCCCAAAAAGTACTACCACACCAAGGTAGCGAAGGACATTGTTGAACCTGATACGGTAGCAACCTTATACGGGAAGTCTGCCCATACCGCCGCAGAAGACTTCATTCGGGAGGGCAAACCAATCGAGCCCAAGTTCGATTACATGAAGTCCACGCTAGATGAGTTGGCAAAGATTCCCGGCGAGAAGTTGGTCGAGGTCAAGTTAGGGCTAACGAAAGACTTGAAAGCCTGTGACTTCAACGCCCCAGACGTATGGTGGCACGGCATCGCCGACTTGGTTGTGCTGGACCATGAACGGCAGTTGGCCTACTCGGTGGACTACAAGACCAGCAAGAGCGCACGGTATGCGGACGTTAAGCAGTTGGACCTTGTGGCGGTGGGTATCTTCGCCAAGTTCCCTAACATTGTTAGAGTGAAGTCTGCTTTGATATTTGTAGTGAGCAAAGAGTTTGTTAGGGCTGAGCACCATGTAAATATGATTCACAAGTACATGGAGAAGCCAGCGCAAGATGTGGCGCGGATCGAGCAAGCGTATGAGTCGGGTGTTTGGAATCCAGTCCAAGGCCCGTTGTGTAAGTTCTGCTCTGTTTCCTCGTGTATGTATAACCGCAACTAGGAGAAGCGGATGATTCCAACGGATATGTGTAGTGGGTCGTGCCAAGGCAAGAGAGAAAACTGCCCTGCGCCACAAGCGTGTGGGTGGCCTGACCCAGAGGGTGAGGATAAGGGGTTTCTAGACGCAGTTGTGTTCGTATTAGCGGTGTTGAGTTTAGTTGTACTTTGTTTTGGAGTAATGATATGGCTTTGATTTGGCGGTGTGCTGCACAGGCAGCGAAAGACTCTATGCGTAACCGTGTACCTATTCAGGAAATCCTAAAGGCCACGGGGGCTGGGTGGGAGATACCCAACAATATGCAGCCACCCGAGGATGCAACTGCTAAGGAATTAGCGTTGTGGGTACGCGAGGTTGCTAGGCCATGCGCTTCTTAATCTTAGCGTTGTCTTCGGTGCTTTGGCTGTATGCGTGTTCGCAGCCGCCTGAAATAGTACCCGAGGACGATGAGAACGACATCTATCGTTGCTATCTCAACAAGGACGGCACGTTACTCATCTGCCCCGAGAAGACAAAGCCAACGAGGATGGCGCGTGATTAGCTGGGAGAAGGCACTGGAGATAACAAAGTTATTGGAGGTAGTCAAAGAAGACTGCCGCCGAGAGTCTTTGGCGATGCTGCTCAAAGCCGAGGGGTTTCAACTGCCACGGGCTGTACCTACAGATACGCTGCATGACTTACATAAACTTGCCGAGTTCATCAGGCTGCACTCAAGGATACTTTAACAATGGGAACACCCATCTTAGGGTACATCTACAGACAAGCCCCCACACCGGAAGGTGAGGAGCACCCCAATATAGAGAGATTAGCCGTATTTGCGAAGGAGGATAAAGTGACGAAAACAACGATGAACCTATACCCAGTCAAGTTCGAGTGCATCTGCCAAGACACTGCTGAACAGTTGTTCATCATAGAGAACAACGATGGGCCGACAGCCAATGTGTATATCAAAACCCCCGTCACAGTTGAATACTGGGATGAGATCGCAGCCAAGGTTCGAGAGGCTTTGGTGATGATGGACTTGGGGAATTGAGATGGCGACGATAGGCTTTACTCGAATATGTTTTGTATGCGATAAGAAGAAGGTCGCGTTAGGTGGCACGTTCAATCCACGCCAAAAGGTGTGGAAGTGCGCTGGTTGTTCCGGCAATACTACGAAATGGAATATGGAAGATTTGTATAAACCTAGATGGCACAAAGGCCCACCCCCGAGCATCGGCTGGTGGCCGACAAAGAACACGTTAAACACACACCAAGGTGCGTACCGTTGGTGGGATGGAGAGGTATGGAGTTGGCCCGCATTTATGCATGAGTCCGCAGCCAAGGCTGCACACTGGGCGGCTAAAAAAGAACTTGGACGCAACGACATCGAGTGGACTGACCGCCCTAAAAATTGGCCCGAGAGAAGCAAAACTTAGGAGAGAAATATGTACAACGACAAAGATTTAGACATTGTGAACGTGCTGCGTATGTACGCAGACGATCTTCATTCGGATGGCGGGTTCAACGGTTATGCACGGGCAATGTCTCTTGCAGCCGATGAGATCGTGAAACTGCGCGATCACGCTAAAGCAACGGAGGAAGACTTGGTGGCAACCATCGAGCAGCGCGATGCAGCACGGGCGGTTTTGAAGGACTGGCATGAAACTCGATAAGGAATTACTAAAAAATGTTTCATCAAACAGTGATGTCTTACCCGGAAACATCTACCCCGCGAAGGGGGGTCGCAAGTCCCCCGGCACTGAGTTCTGGCTTGTGGTGTCATGCTCCACGAACGGGGCGCACTGTATCGGGTTTAGTGCCGATGGTGAGCCTGTGTCTACAACCTCATACCTCAAGTCAGCGATGCGAGAGCGTCCGGTGGTGGGGAGAGTTGATATGGCATCTTTGATACTGAAAGAGTTGAACAATGAGTGACCTACGCAAAGCAGCAGAGGCTGCACTGGCTGCAATGAACTCCGGGCCTGACGTTGACCCGATCTTTGCTGGTGAAACCATCACCGCCCTCCGCGCTGCCCTCGCGCAGCCTGAGCAAGACTTGCAGTTGGTTGCCAACCTGTTGAAAGAGTATGGGCTGGAAACGCTGGAAGTTATTGCCGCACTCAAAACGCAGCCTGAGCAGGAGCCTGTGGCGGTGGTAGCAATGGATGTTTCAGGTGTGCATATGTCCTATGGTGGTCAATACCTTGGACAGAAGCCTGATACCAAGATTGCAATGCTGCTGAAAGACTTGCCAGTAGGGACACATCTTTACGTTGCTGTAGGGATGGGGGTCAGTAATGAGTGACCTACGCAAGATGGCGCGGGATGCTGGGTTCAACACAGAGTTTGATGACTATGTGATAGACCATTGGCAACGTTTTGAAAAGTTTGCTCGACTCATAAATGCTGAAGCCCTCGCGCAGCATGAAGAGCCTGTACTTTGGGTGATGCCAGACGGCAAGACTGCTGATAAGTGGGCACTTCAGTTTTATGGGGGTCAAGCAGGAGAACCTTTATACAAGGCTCCTCCCCAGCGCAACACCTTGCCGTTGTCAGATGACGAGATCAAGTGCATCAAACCAATATGCGCTGACTTTGTGAGTTTCCGTGCTGGTGTGCGACACGCCGAGCGAGAGCATGGAATTGGGGGTGAGAAATGAACGCAAGACTTTTGGAACTTGCCGAACAATCCGGCATAGCCAAAGTACTTAACCAACACGCATGGGAATTCGGCAGTGGCAAGTTTGAACTAGACCATTACCCAGAGTTAACCAAGTTTGCTGAGTTGGTTATTGCTGCCTACACACCACCGCCCCACCCCATCTATCTTGCAAGCGACAGCAGGTTTTACGAAATCCCTCAACGGCAGAAGCCGCTGCCGGAGTCCGAGGTGAATGAAATGTATAGAGAAATGTTCTGTGTCCCGAAAGGCAAAACGCTGACACACCAAAATTGGTTTCAAGCAGGTGTTGCGTGGGCAGAAAACGCGCACGGGATTCGTTAAATGGACAAGCCGAAGCCCGACCTCATCAAGAAAGCGATGATGACCGAGATGGATCGACGGCTTGATCTAATGCGGGAGTACCTGCTTATGCAGGAGAAGATGACCCCGCTTGCTGCGCTTGAGTACAACGTGTTGATGGCTAAATTAACTAAGGAGACAAAATGAGTGTAGATAACGGTGGACCAGCGTTTCCCTTGGACCTGACGGTTGAAGGCGATCACCGCTGGGGGTACGGCATGATGCTGAGAGATTACTTTGCAGCGAAGGCGCTGCCAAGTTTAATCACAAGATTTGCCCCTGATGATTCGGGTATAGAAAGAGCAGCAACGCTAGCGTATGCCTACGCCGACGCAATGATCGAAGCAAGGAAGGTGAAATAATGCAGACCGACAGCCCAGCAGAAATCCTTATGCGTTTGTACTCCCAGAAAAGTGATCTGGCAGCAGACGCAGCAGCAGAGATCATTCGCCTACGCCAAGCACTACGCTGGCAGCAGGATCGGGAAGGTAGAATTGGCACACATAGCCCCGACTGCTATACGTTCGGGCATAACCATTACGAGTGCGCCCTCCGCAAGATCAAGTCGCTGGAGGAGGATCATAGGTTTGCACAGGCGCTAGGCCCGTGCGGTAAATAACGGAGTCATCATGCCCTACGTCAACAAGCCCCGCCCGTACAAAAAAGAGTACGCACAACAAGTCGCTAGGGGTGAAGGTCCAACACGAGCGAAGCGAGGGCAAGCACGTGCCGAAATGGACAAAAAGGGGATTGACCGCACAGGTAAAGACATAGATCATACGGTCCCACTGTCAAAAGGTGGAACCAACGCACCGAGCAACCTAAAGCTGAAAGCACCGAGCGCAAATCGTTCGTTCAGCAGGAATTCGGACCACACCGTGAAAGTCAACAAGCCTAAAAAATGAACCTATCAGAGTACAAGTGGCCCCGTCCGCACGGGTTCACACCGTTCGATCATCAGAAAGTTACATCAGAATTCCTCATCGCCAACCGCAAGGCCTTCTGCTTCAACGAGCAGGGTACGGGGAAGACAGCATCAGTGATTTGGTCAGTAGACTATTTGATGCAAGTAGGGTTAGTGAAGCGTGTGTTAGTGATCTGCCCGCTGTCAATCATGAAGTCGGCATGGCAGAACGATTTGTTCAAGTTTGCGTTGCACCGCAGCGTTGCGGTTGCTTATGGTTCGGCTAAGAAGCGTAAAGAGATCATCGACTCCGGTGCAGAGTTCGTCATCATCAATTTCGATGGTGTGGGCATCGTGAAGGAAGAGATCATGGCTGGCGGGTTCGATCTTGTCGTAGTAGATGAAGCATCAGCATATAAGAACGCACAGACAACTAGATGGAAGACCCTTCGTGACATCATGAAGGTGGTCAAGGGGCTGTGGATGTTGACGGGTACTCCCGCCGCTCAGTCCCCCGTAGACGCATACGGTTTAGCCAAGTTGGTTAACCCTAAGTCAGTTGCCCCGTTCTTGGGGCAGTTCCGCGACACCGTGATGTTCAAGGTGAGCGACTATCGGTACATCCCCAGACCCGAAGCGAAGCACATAGTCCACAAGATTCTGCAGCCAGCGATCAGGTTTGAGAAGGCCCAGTGCCTAGACCTCCCACCAGTTATCCACGTGGATCGGGACGCACCGCTCACTTCACAGCAGTATGCGTACTACAAGACGCTCAAGAAGGAAATGTTCTTCGAGGCGGCTGGGGAAGAAATCTCTGCCGTCAACGCTGCGGTGAAGATCAACAAACTACTGCAGATTTCCAGCGGCGCGGTCTACACCGACAACAAGAGCGTCATCGAGTTCGACGTAAGCAACAGGCTTAACGTAGTACAAGAAGTGATTGAGGAAGCAAGCCACAAGGTGCTTGTGTTCGTTCCGTTCACTCACACGATAGCCCTACTGAAGAACCACCTAGACAAGAACAACATCAGTTGCGAAGTCATCAACGGTTCGGTATCGGTGAACAAGCGATCTGAGATCGTGAGGATGTTCCAAGAGAATGAGTCCCCAAGAGTGCTCATCATCCAACCGCAAGCAGCCTCCCACGGGCTAACACTAACGGCAGCGAACACAATCATTTGGTACGCTCCGTGCTCTAGTGTGGAAACGTACCTTCAAGCCAATGCACGTATTGACCGCCCCGGTCAGGTCAACAACATGACCATCGTGCATATATCGGGCTCCCCGGTTGAGGCCAAGATGTACGCACTTCTGCGTAACAACGTAGACAACCACCAGCATGTGATTGATCTTTACCGCCAAGAAATTTCTGACGCGCCCGTAGAAATCGCTTGACAATGTAAAGAGTCTTGCTAAGATAGACCTCCCGTAACAAAGTTAGGAGATTAGGATGAACGAAGAGGTTCAGGCAGAGTCATCTGTGTCTGTAGACAAGCTGGCCGAGGCTTACATCAAGATTAGAGATGCCAAGGACATGCTGACAGGCAAGTACAAGGCAGAGTGCGCCGAGATGGACGCACAGATGGATGTTCTGGAAGGGGCGATGCTTGACACGTGCAAGCAGCTAAACGCCGACAGCATCCGCACACAACATGGCACAGTCATTCGCTCGGTCAAGTCTAAGTACTGGACGGGCGACTGGGATTCGATGTATCAGTTCATCCGTGAACATGATGCGTTCGGCCTGTTGGAGAAGAGACTTCATCAAACCAATATGAAGGAGTTCCTCTCTGAGAATCCAGATTCATTCCCGATGGGGATGAACGTAGAAAACTCGTACACCATTGTTGTTAGACGCGCAAAAGGAAACTGAAAATGAGCAACCTCACTATTTTGAACCAAGAACTCCCCGACTTCCTGCAGAACGCTGGCCTCAGCGAACTGACCAAGCAAATCGCTGGTAAGAGCGGGGTCAAGCGTATCGTCCCCAAGAACGGCATCTTCCGCAAGATGGTCGGTGGCGAAGAGATGGGCAAGGTCAAGGGTGCGATTAACGTGGTCATCGTTAACGCCTCGCCTAAGGTTGGTCGTATCTTCTACGCTAAGCAGTGGACTCCCGACGCCGAGCCGACTTCGCCAGATTGCTTCTCGAACGATGGTGCTGTGCCTGATGCTGGTGCTGCCAACCCTCAGTCGGATCGTTGCGACTCTTGCGACCAGAACATCAAGGGTTCGGGCATGGCGAACTCCAAGGCTTGCCGCTACTCGCGCCGACTGGCCGTGATGCTGGAGGAGAACTTCAACTCCGCACTTGAGAACGATGTGTACCAGATGAATCTGGCCTCGAAGTCTTTGTTCGGTGATAGCCCTTCCGACAAGACGCACAAGTTCGAGAACTACTCGAAGTACCTCGCCAACAACGGCAAGAGCTTGGACTACGTGGTTACGGAGATCAGCTTCAATGAGGACAACGATAACCAGTCGGTTATGTTCACTGCCACTAGGTTCATCAACAAGGCGGAACACGCAGTCACCAGCAAGCACTCTGCTGCGCCTGAGACGAAGAAGATGGTGATGATGACTCCGTATCAAGCGGATGCGTCTGGCAAGAACCAAGCGGCAGCAGCCCCTGCCCCTGCGTTGGCAGCACCTAAGGTTGATGTCGAGGATGCCGTGGAAGTCGCGCCCAAGAAGCGCGAAGTCAAGAAGACTGAGACGCCTGTGCCTACTGCCAAACCCGCTCTGGATTCGGTAGTTAAGGCGTGGACGGACGAGGAGTAAGCATGAGCTATGGTTACAGCCAGAACTTAGTCAAAGCTAATAAAAAAGCGGATGCTGAGTCTCTGGGCGTAGCCTTGGGCAGAACGTGCATTGATTGCGGTATTTCTGTCAAACAGATAGCCCTCGAACTGGGGGTTAGCCGAATGACGATCTACAACTGGTTTTGGGGGCTAAACACCCCCGCTCCACCACACCATGACCGCATCAAGCAATTCATAGAGTGCCACAAGAAACGCAAATAATATGTCCACATTCGATCTGCTCGACGCCGTACTGCCCCCCGAGGGACGGTTCTGCGCACTGGGGTTAGGTCGATACGCAGATCAGCACTTTGTAGAAACTAGAGAAGAGGTTACCAAGCTAGCCCAGCGTTTTGTTAAGGCGAAGTTCGATGCGTTCTTTGGATGCGCTAAGTACGGACCTCTCAATAACAGAGAACACAAAAATGCTATCTACTTCCGAGCCCTATGGGTGGACATCGACTGTGGACCTAGTAAGGCCGAGCCAGATGAGAAGGGTAGAGTCAAGGGCTACATCGACCAATCCACTGGATTAGCCGAGCTTCAGAAGTTTTGCAAAACTGTAGGTCTACCGCGCCCTATCTTAGTAAGTTCCGGTTACGGGGTACACGCTTACTGGCTACTCGACAGCACGATTGAGCAGTGGCAATGGAAGCCTCTTGCCGAGCGGCTCCGAGAATTGTGCAACGAGCACCAACTGATTGTTGATCCATCAGTATTTGAGCCATCGCGTGTACTGCGTATTCCCGGTACGTTTAACTTCAAAAACGGAGAAACAAAAGAAGTAGTAGTTCTGAACGAGGAGACTCTGCGCATGAGTTATGCGCAGGTTCAAGGCATCCTTTCAGCAGAAGCACCTAAGCCAGTAGAAGAAAGACCAGCCTTCATCCCGGCAGTTAGTCCGATGATGGAAGCGTTGCTTGCCAACAAGATAAAACGCTTCAAGACCATCATGATGAAGACGGCCAACGGAGTCGGCTGCAATCAACTACTGCACTGCTACGAGAACCAAGCATCTATAGAGGAACCGCTCTGGCGATCCGCACTATCAATCACCGCCTTCTGCGTAGACAAGGACACGGCATCTCACAAGATGTCCAACAAGCATCCCGAGTACAACCCAGCAGAAGTAGACGGGAAGATAGCGCACCTAGTAGCGAAGGGTGGCCCACACCATTGCGCTACGTTCGAGAAGCAGAACCCGACAGGCTGCGACGGCTGCACACATAAAGGCAGCATCAAGTCACCGATTGTGCTTGGCGTGGAGATTGCCGAGGCTACAGAAGAAGACAACGAAGTAGAGGTAGAGACTGAGGAGGGCTCTCAGACAGTAACCATACCCGAGTACCCATTCCCGTACTTCAGGGGTAAGAACGGCGGCATCTACATAAAGCCGGGGGCTGATGAGGAAGATGGCCCTAAGCTCGTATACGAACATGACCTGTATGTGGTCAAACGGATGAGGGACCCTGAGATGGGTGAGGTTGCGCTGTTCAGGCTGCACTTGCCCCACGATGGGATTAAAGAGTTTGCTATTTCTACCGCTGTAATTTCATCCAAGGATGAACTCCGAAAGATGCTAGCGCAGCAGGGTGTAGTAGCACATCCGAAGCAGTACGAATCACTATCTTCGTTCGTTGTTATGTGCATCAAGAATCTACAGTATGAGAAGAAAGCCGACACTATGAGAACACAATTTGGTTGGATCGACAACGACAGCAAGTTCATTATGGGTGACAAAGAGATCACCAAGGACGGTATGTTCTACAGCCCACCTACGCTAGCTACCGAGTCTTTAGCACATAAGATTCATGCCAAGGGGAGCATGGAGAAGTGGAGGGAAGTCTACGACCTGTATGGGTTGCCGGGGATGGAGGGTCAGGCTTTCGGTGCGCTTACCGCCTTTGGTTCACCGATATTCAAGTTCACTGGATTGGATGGTGCTCTCATCAACCTTATCTATGAATTCGCTGGTTCTGGTAAGTCCACGGTTCTGCGTATGTGCAACAGTGTCTACGGTATGCCTAAAGAGCTAATGGCTACCGCAGCAGATACATTGAACGCCAAGATACAGCAGTTGGGTGTGCTTAATAACATGCCCAACACGATTGACGAAATCACCAACATGAAGGGGTTGGAGTTTTCGGATATGGCCTACGCAGTCTCTCAAGGGCGAGGCAAGAACCGTATGCGTGGGTCTGTGAACCAGATGCGGACCAACAACACCACGTGGCAGAACATGAGCCTGTGCTCATCTAACGCCAGCTTTTACGAGAAACTAGGCTCAGTAAAGAGTTCCCCCGATGGAGAGTCAGTTCGTTTGATCGAGTATCGGATTGAGCCTAGCGACATCATCAGTGTGGCGCATGGTAAACAGATGTTTGACCATCAACTGAACGAGAACTACGGTCACGCAGGAGTTATCTACGTCCAGTGGCTAGTGAATAACTTGGAGGAGGCAAAGCAGTTGCTTGCTAAGGTACAGGCTAGGCTTGACCGTGACCTTCAACTCACTTCCCGTGAGCGGTTCTGGTCTGCTTCCGTGGCTTCCAACATCACGGGCGGACTGATAGCCAAGGGCTTGGGGCTCATTAACTTCGACATGAAGGCTGTATACGCATGGGCACTGACCATGATTAAAAACATCCGCAATGACGTTAAGACACCGCAATCCAACCCAGTAGCCACCCTCGGCGAGTTCATAAATGAGCACATCAACAACACCCTCGTTGTCAGCGGCAATGTGGATACAAGAAGTGGGATGAACGCTCTGCCGACGCTAGAGCCCCGTGGGGAGCTATTGATTCGCTACGAGCCAGATACCAAGATGATCTACATAGCAGCCAAGCAGTTCAAGAGTTATTGCGTAGAACAGCAGACAAACTACAGCAATTTGCTGCAAGAGTTAAAGGCTCTTGGGGTCTACCAGAAAGCTGAGAACAAACGCATGGCTGCGGGGATGAAGGTCAAATCTCCATCAGTCCGTGCGCTGTGGTTCGATGGGTCTACGTCAGAATTCCTTCAAGTGGATTCTATGATTGGTACAGATGAAGGTCGAGACAGTCTCGTATCAGATTGATTGGTCCAAGTTCAGGAAAGGGTACTCGTTCTTTGTACCCTGCATAGACCACGAGGAGGCTAGGAAATCCCTAGCCAAGACCATGAAACGCCTGAAGATGTCCATAGTCACCAGAGTTGTGGTGGAAGAGGGCATCAAGGGCTTGCGGGTCTGGAGAGTCTAGGCTAGAGTAGAACCCTCCTTTGTTCAGTTGAGCCCCGCCCTAGAGCGGGGCTTTTTTTATTCCTTACTCTTTTCCTTGGCCTTTTTCTCCCTGCCCGCTTTTTCTGCCTCAGACGCAGCCCTACGGGATGGTGTTACCGCCTTAATAAACAGTGGTATATTTTTATCGTTCAAGGTCACTCCACGGAAAGAAGTGGCACGTTGCTCTGCCTTAGCCATTATTGAGTTCTCGATATCGTCCCCCTCAATGTTGTAGGTAGGGAACCGCATATTCCATTTAGCTACGTCTTTAGCAACGATGTCCGAGAACTTCTTGAAGTTCTTATCCTTGAACTCTCGTTCCATGTTGTCCAAGAGTACCTGACGTTCGTTGAGGATTTTCTGCTCAAGCCCGATTACCTTAAACGTAACGTACTGCGTATTAGCAAGTAGGTCAGAACGGAAACCAACTGCTTGTGCGATCAACAGCCCAGTAGAGAAGGCATCCTTGGAAAGAATCTGAGTGCCCTTGCTATCCTTGGCTCCTTCCGTCCACAGCTTGTTTGCGGTTATCACGTTGCGGAATCCAGCGGGGGCCATCTTACGCACCCCTTTGTCTATGTCTCCTCTAGAGAACGCTTCCCACGCTTCTGCCCCTGCAAGCAGCATATTAGGGCTAGGACCGATGTGGTCTATGGCAAACGCTATTGCCGTATCCTTTAACGTCTTCTCTTCTTTGCTCTCACGGAGCCAAAGGTTGTTAAGGCTCGTGCGGCTAGAGAAGTCTATTCCAGAGAACGCATTGACTGGACCACGTTCAACGATTGTTGCCAGACTAACCCCACCAATCTTGGTACTGCCAAGCTGCTCTTGCAAATACACAGTACGGAACCAAAGCTCGAAGCTCAAGGACTTGATATCTTCAGGCCAGTCGTCTTCCCTAAGTTCATCCCAAGCCCAGCCGAGTATGCCCATGATCGTGCTGAACATTGGGAGGCCGACAACACCCGCAAGTACGTAAGTAGCAGCAAGAGTACCGAAGAACTTCTTAGCGGCTTCGCCTCTGGTGTGCCCATCCATCGGCTTAATCATCTCCTTGAAGTTTTTCAGCAAGAAGAGCGTTACGTGGAGGCTGTAGAACATGAACTGAGTAAGCACCTTACCCGTAGCACTCTTCATCCAGAGTGGGCGGTTGTAGTCTCCGTAGTTGCCGAGAGCCTCATTGGTATCGTGGACAGCAGCATCAACTGCTTTCTCTCTTGTCATCCCCGGCTGGCGCATATTTAGCCTGAACGAGGATAGGAACATAACTTCACGAGACATCCGTTCGGTGGAGTGCATCAAGCCACCGAGGACCAGCAGATCAACTGTGTCCTTACCAAACTGAACTATCGGAGCACTTTGCTTGCCAGTCGGTGTTTCCTTGTAGTCGAACACGCTACCAGCGAATGTAGAAGACGCTACATCACGAGAAGTCATCTGCTTGACTGCCCAGACTTCCTCTGGCGATAACCCCATACCGTGCTCAATAGATGGCGCAACCCAAGACTTAGACCCGTCTGGGTTAGTAACGTATACGCCAAAGTGCTGCCAGACTTTCAGCATCCGCAGCATCTCCTTGTTGGCATCGACCACGCCGTACTTAGAGAGCACAGGCATACCTTGCTGGAAGATACTGAGCGGCTGGATCAGTGCAGTTGAAGCACCGCCGAGGTAGTAGATGTACGCTGCTTTGTTGAGCCACTTCGCAATAGTTTGCGCCACAGAATCATCGTTGGCGAACTTCAGGGAGTCCTTTACCCGAGCTTCCATCTCAGCAACGAACGGCTCTTGGTTAGGACGATTGACAATCGAATCCCGCGCTTGAGACAGCGAGTTACGCAGCAATGGAGAGTACTTGATGCGGGCAAGCTGAGTTGCCATCTTTGCGGTAGTCGTTGCTACATCGCGCAAGAAGTCTGTGCTAGCCCCTGCGATACCTTCACGGTGGATGAACTGCTTGCGGAAACTCTGCTCGGGCATCGTCTGCAGGTAGATTTGGTACATGGCGTCCTTCAACGCCTCTTTTGCCTCCGCATCTTGCAGGTTCGATTTTTCAACAAGGTCAAAGATTTCCCGCAGCATCTCGCTGTTGTCTACCGTAGCCCTACGCAAAGAGGAGATGTCGTTGCCGTAGGTGAACTCTTGGTCTTCCAGCAGTAGTCCAAGTTTGTCTGCGCGGCGGGTTTCCCACGCTTTGTTTGTCTCATTGGGCTTGCGCTTGATCTGTTCATCAGCAAGGGCACGCATAAGCCGATCACGCTCGGCCATAGTCTCCCGCATATAGAACTTGCGGGTCTTGCCTTTGCCGACGCTAAGCCAGTACTCGCCTCGGCGAACCAGAGCAAAATACGGGGTGATCTTCGGACCCTTCTCATACATGGCCCGAATCTTCTTCATTATCACCTTCTGCTCAACCAACGTCAGCTTGCTGCTAGAAATCTGATCGTCTAGGAGCTTGGAGAAGTACTGAGACAGAGCAACGAAGTGATCCCTAACACGCTTGTATACACGCTGGCCTTCACTACCCAGATCGGTATACATTCTGTCAAGACTAGCGTTACGCTCCTTGGCCTTAGGGTCGGCAGGATCAACTTCCGCAAGAGTAGCTATCTGCGTAATGCGTTCCAGTTTCCCTCTGAGCGCAGGGTCGTTACGGAAGGCGCGGTCAACGTCCGTTACTAGATTACTCGCAGACTTGAGAAGCTGCTGCGTCATGCCACTCATCTGCTGCATCAGCTTAGATGTGTACTGCAAGGAAGGCACGGACGAAGAAGCCCAATCCACCAAGAACTGAGTCGTGGGGATTTTTACCAAGAACTTGCGGGTGGCTACGTCGAGGACGTTGTAGATGTCTTGAAGAAGGGGGATAACCTTCCGAGGGTCCTGTGCCATCTGCAGCATGGTTGCTGCCTTGGCGAACTGCTCGGCTTTGTTCGACTCCTCGAACTTATGTGTAGCTACAGCTACCGCAGCATCTACTTCCTTCTGGCTCCTTACTGCCTCTCGGACCTCTTCAGCTTCGCCAGAAATTCCGGCAGAGATGCCGACTTGTCCAGTATCTTTAGGGCCTTTTCCAGAGCTAGGGGGTAGGCTTTGTCTGAGCGTTCCTGCTCCGCTAGGGTCTGAGTTGTCAGCAGAAACACTTCCATTTTCGATTTGTTCGTTGCCATCGTCTTTGAAGCGGTTTCCACGAGCCTCGAAATTTCCATTTTTGAACTCCGTATGCAAGAAGAGGAACACATCAAGATTATCTTTGATATGTTTAGTGAGGTTATCTAAAACCTGATCCATGTTTATGCCGGGGAATGTCCGCAGCAGCGCCATGATGGTTTGAAACTCTGTTACAAAATTAGCATCGTGGCTACGTACTTTGAAGTGCGCCAACTCATGTTGCATTGTGGTAAACATAGCAAGAGCAATCGTGGCAGGGTCTTTACCTCTGTTCCCTTTATCCGCTATGTAGGGGGAAATAGCGCATGGGTTTATGAATAAACCCTTAAATGGTATTACTGTGCTGGCCCCAAGATATTTAATATCAACGCTTACGCCAACTACTACCCCATCTAACCCTTCATAATCCCCTTCCCCCGCAGCGATTAGCGCATTGCGCAGAAGCATAAAGATGTTACCTACCTCTGCTACATACTTGTTGTAGCGTTCCTCACCAAATTTTGCGCGAGCAACATCAGACAAAGACGCATCCAAAGGTAGAGCATCAGCTTGATCTTCTACCTTAGGGATAATACCTCTATTAGTAAGCTCTGCGATGATTTCAGTAGCCGTACCCCCTACAGCGCGAAAGTCGTCTTCATTCCATTCGTTTTTGTATGCGTAAGTAAAACGGTATTCCGACGATTCAGGGCGATAGCTAGACTCCCATGTTCTAGTGAGTATGTACGTGTCGGGGGGGTTAGAAGTAACAAGTTTGTTTAACCTAGCAAGGTTGGCGTGGTGTTTGGTAAGGGTTTCGCGGCGTTCAGTCTGCTTAGTATTATCATGAACCATAACCATATTAGGGTCAAGATTCTCTTGCGGTATGGTTAGTTCATCTATGTTTATATGAGTTCCAGCCAAATCCTCGTTAGTGATTTCTGGAACCTCTCGACCATTTATGTAAACTACCCCATCACGCACTTCGACTTTATCCCCTGCGCGTATAAGCGTGAAGGCATTATCTGTAACAGGTACTTTAGGCTCCAGTGTTGCTGCGTTTGTAAGCTTCCCATTAGGTTTTACATACTGCACAGTGCCAAAATTTGTGGCCTCTTTTGACAAGTCTACATGGCGGTATAGAGCTACTAAATAGTTAAATATCTTACCAAAGTCATTCTTTGCAGCTTCAGAAAAACCTTGCCGATTGAGGTCAAAAGGATAGCCGGGGTCTTCTGGTTTAGCTACAGAAGCTACGTCTATGTAGAAAACATACGGCAGCTTATCAGCGTTCCACGCCTGTGTCTCTTTTAATGCCGTGCTAAACTGCCATAACCCATTTGATAGGATGTGAGTATTGTCCCCATATTGTTTACTAGGTATTTTGCTTGCGTAAATACGCGCTATACCCCAGTTAAACTTAACATTAGCGAATGGGGTATATGTATCTAAATCAAACTTAGAGCCTATAGGTGCTTGATATAAATATGGGTCTTCGCTGTTTAACTTCTCAACCCACACATCAATGTTGTCAAACAACGGGCTCCTTTTGAGCACTGGGCTATTTACGAGGCTACCCTCTTCAAACGGTATCTCTTTTACTGCCCCCGTGGATGCTTCTTCGTAAGTTTCAGGTATTTCAACCGTTATAGAAGTACCATGCCCATCAGGGAAAAGAGTATCCCTGTAGTACTTTACTGTTTCAGGATCAGAAGTAGTAATGACTTTGATCTCGGGTATTTTTACACCACTTTTTTCCCTAGCTTCTTCTATAGCTTTTTCGATTGCGGGTAGCATGGCAAGGACTATAGGATCATCTCCGATAGCGTCTTTTATGCTTTGCAGTGCCGCTTGCGGACTACCGGCCATAGCTAAGCCAAGTTCTTCTCCAGTAGTAGATAGTTTAGAGATAACCCCATTGCGCAAAGATACAGCTTCAAGACTTTTGTTTTCAAACAAAAACAGCATTTTTGCAATGCCAAGCCCACCCGAAGCACGTTCAGTACCTTTGACCGTACCAGCAATCTGTAGGAACTGTTTCCCCATCACGCTGCTAGGCATACCGGGGCCATTGTCAATTATCTGTACTTTACGATTAGCCTTGTCAACTTTTACATCTACCCTGCCTTTAATAAGCCCATGTTTTTCTATACCCTCTTTAATGGCGTCAAATCCATTCTGAAATAGCTCCTTAATAGATACCCGTGCAATATCAGTAGGTTCACCATACAGTTTAGACCCAAGCAACTTAGCAAGTCGGCGTAAATCACCTCCGGGGGTAGCAGTTTGTTCCTCATATATGTCTGCCGCTGCGCTAACAAGGTCATACGCAAGCCTAGTACCGACTGGCTCCCGTGCGGACAACAGCCTATCTGTAACTACAATAAGGTCAGACAGGGCGTTGGTATCCCCATCATCCATGCCGAACAGGTCACGGATAGAGCGCACAAAACGGTTGAAGAAGCTCGTATCTTCCTCATACCCCTCAGCCGTCATGAGAAACTCTTGCATATCCTCATCGGTCAGACCGTAGGCTATGAACTCCTCAGGGCGAGAGAAAGCCTCGCCAAATTGGTTGAGTGCTCCAATCTGAGGTGACAGTTTTCTTTTTTGTGTAGCTACATCCCACTGCGCGTTGAGTCTCTTGTACTGGTAATTCGCACTAGCCATAGTACGCATGAGGTCGTTAGCCGCCTGTACCAGAGGCGAGTCGAGCCGCATACCATTTGCGATGAGTTCAAGAGCAAGCGTTATCTTGCGGTTAGTAGCTGCGTGCAGTAGTTCGTGCAGGACGGTGACGTTGTTTACGCCTTGGCCCGCACCAAACGATGCCCCGCGCACATAGATGACCTTCTCTTTGGTCTTGTAGCTCTCAGTGTAGAGAGCAAGCGCACGGTTCCAATGCCGCAGATTCTTGCTTTTCTGCAGTTCCGCAGGTAGCGGTTGCCCCTTTTCGATTACAACAAACTTGACCCCAGAGACAAAACTCTTGAGCCTCCGACCAAGCTTACGCTGGAAGGGATTACCAGTCTTGATGATGTGGGAGAGGGCCTGAGAGCCCGTAGTGAACTGAGCAAACTTAGGGTCAGCAACACCCTGCCCGATCTTAGAGTACAGGTTTTTACCCTGCTTCTGAAGGTCCATGCCCTTCTTGATCTCTGCCTTCTCTCTGGCATCAGAAGTTTGTGGGTGCTCAAGCGCAGCCTTGACCCGCTCGGCTACTTTAGTCCCGCGCAGAAGAGGGTCACCTTGCAGGGCAAGCAACTCACGGGTGTGCTGCCGCCTCTGAGAAACTCTTTCTGCTTGCGCTTCCTTTAGGTCGTTCTCATCCTTGAACGCCCCCTCATCAATAGGGGTAGCCAGCTTCTCTAGAGCTTTCAGAATACGGGTAACTGCACGTTCTGCACGCGCCTTTGCTGCCTGTACTGGCCTACTCTCGGTTAGCTTTTGCTCTCGCTGCTCTTCTGTGAGGACAGTTGGCCGACCCCGTTTGGTCTTTGGGGTTGTGGAAACAGCGGGTGCTGCCGCTCCTTGCGCTTCTGCTTGCTGGGTTTCAGGGGTTTCAGTGCCACTTGCGGTTTCCTCAGTAGTGGTTGTGGAGGTAGTAGGTTTCGGCGCACGGATCATCGCGCCATCGTCTTGGGGTTCAAAGCCATTACGGGCGTACCAGCTAACTAGAGCGTCTTGCTGTAGTTCTCCGCTGGCCTTAGGCATGATGACAAGACGTTCATTGTTCTCGTCTGCCCATGAGGTGAGCTTGTTCAGGACTTCTGACGCCCTACCACTCTGCCCGCCCGCTTGTTTGTTCATGCTGTACAGCATGACCGCGCCATCACGATCTGGGTACTCAGAGACAATATCGTCGTCTTCCCCAAGGCGTTTAATGCCAGCGAGGACAGATTCATTCCCAACAACACCCCTGTCATTCTCAAAGCTAAGCAGGGTTTTTTCCGTCTTTACTGCAGTCGGCTGTGTTCCTTCTCCTCCATCAACCCGTCCAGCATCCTGCTCAGTAGAAACCACTCCATCTGGTTCAGTTCCGGGAGTTCCCTCGGCAGTGACGACTGCACTGGGCTGCTCAGCCACAGAAACGCCTGTTCCAGTTGTAGTAGTGACAGGTTTGTTAGCTGGTTTCTTTGATCGGGTACGCGATTCCTTCTCAGCTTGCGCATCTGCTTCAGCCTCCTCATTAGCTTGTTGGGTAGCCTGTTGGAGAGCTACTTGTGGTTCTACACCAGCATCAATGAACCCCTGAGTAAGTTCGTCAATACGACCTTGCGGGGCAGAAGTTACCAGCTTGGCAGTAGCATCCTTAGAGCGTTGGGCCTTCGCCGCTTGCTCGGCCTCAAAGTCCTGCATCTGCCGTTCGGCCATCTGCATGGCGTCGTCTTCGGGAACACCAGTGGCTGCGATTTGTGTTGCCAGTTCCTCTACTTGCTTTCTACGCTGTAGCGTACTTTGCAGTTTCTGCAGTCTTTCTTCGTCTGGTGTAAATGGTGCGCCGACAGTAGTGGCGGCTGGCGGTGGGGCAGCGGGGCGTTGCCCGATAGGATTCAAGAACCCCTTAGACCGAGCAATCATTTCGCTCAAGCCTTCGTAGCTTCTGTCTTCCTTGTAGCCCTTAGGCTCCAGAGCACTCTGCAGTTTCTGTATGCCTTTAACCGCACCGATAGTAGTACCCGCAGTCACCCCAGACTGCAGCACGGTCTGGCGCAGAGTCTCTTCGAGTTGTTGGTACAGGCCCAACAGGGAAGGGTTTTTATTAAGCCCCACACTAGGAAGTACATCAATGCCGTACTGAGTAAGAGTAGTAGCAAGTTCTGACGGTATCTCCCCGGCAATAGACTTACCAACGTACTTGGCAATGTCGTTACCGCCATCGGCTACGTACTTCTTGAGTCCAGCTAGGGCCTTGGTCATACCGAAGCGTTCAAAGAATACTTCAGCCGCTGCCATTGGTACGGATCGACCAAGGGCTTCCGTTGGTTTGACCCCCGCATCCCTAGACTCGTTGTAGGACTGCGCGAATTGGTTGAATCCAGCTTGCAACAACACAGGAGCAGCCGTACCCGTAAGCGCACCTAGTACCAGCATAGGAGCTTGAGTGGCGAAAGACGCCATCGCGTGCTGAGCCGACTTAGCAAAGATGGACTCGCCTTCAGGGATCGCCCCTGCTCGCTCTTTTTCGATACGGGAAAGGCCAGCGGTGTATCTTTGGAGGTCTTCGTTTCCGGTAACGTCAGCGTACATACGCTGCAGACCAAGACCCGTTTGCGTATTTAGCGCACCTATCTCAGCACCAACTCGGCGAACGAACCCAGCGCCTTCAAGTTCTTTCTTGCGTATAGCTGCTTCTCTACCAGCAACCTCACCGACTACATCCCGATCCATGCCTTGCACTCTAGGGTTAAGTGTCAGCCCAGATAGCGCATCCCCCATAGCACGGTTTCTAGCCGCTTCGGGGTTCATACCGTTTTTAATGTAGTACGCAGTACGTGCCTCAATACTTGCGTCAGTCAGTCCTTGGACAGTAGGCAGGGCTTTTTCGGTAGCGGCGTACTGTGCAGCTATGTCCCTAGCCGCAGTCCCGTAGACCCCCGGCTGCTTAGTAAGGTTCTGGAGTGAGACTGCCCGCTTATCCTCAGGCATGGCATCGAGGCGAGCCTTGATAGCACTAACAAAGTTAGGATCAATAGCCGAACGCCCAACGGCTTCTTGCGTAGGCGTACGCTCGGGGACGGTAGCGCCCTTGAACTCAAAGGGCTTATCCTTGTCTTCCATCCCGAACAGTTTGCCGAGCATGGAGTTGGGAGCGATACCCAACCCTTTGGTAGCGGTCTGCGCTAGCCCTTCTCCTGCTATCTTGAAGAAGCCGGGGCGTTCTTCAGCGGGAGGGGTTTCTTGCTCAAGCGGGGTGTACTCTACCCCTTCTGCGCTAGTCGTGTTTGATTCAAACGGGGTGTACTCTACCCCCTCTGCACTAGCGTCAAGCGGGGTGTACTCTAGCCCCTCCGCACTCTCCACTTTTTTGTTTACGGGAGTTTTTGCGGCGGGGCTAGAGGGTGTCATCTTACTTTTCCTTTTGGTTTGCCGTCAGCGCCGTAGACGATACCGTCCTTAACGTAGTCGCCCTTAGCGCCTACTGCTTTGGGTGGTACTGTATCAGGTTTCGCCGAATTAGGCTTTACGCCAGAACCCATTCTTGTGTTAGCTGCTTCAGTAAGCCTATCTAGCGCCGCAGCCATAGCCTCAGGGTCTTCTTCCATCAACGCCTGTCGATATCCGGGGTCAAGCAGTTTTTGTTTCTGTACGTCTGCTGCCACAGCAGCACTAGCTGCCTGAACAGTTCTGGCCGTTTGCACCGCCACTGCGCGTGCCCCCATGTCCTTGCGCTCCGTTGTCGCAATAGTGCCAGCTTCGTTTCGTATCTGCGCGTCGGTCCAGTCAGGGTGCTGCTCTCTAAGAAAATCTACTTTTGCTTGGAAGTTCAATTCGTCCAGTTTTACTTGCGCGGTTTTACCGGAACCAGAGCCAGAACCCGACCCCCTACCAATCGGCCTAAGAGCCTGAGCAAGTTTTGCCCCAACAGTACCTCTGTTAAGAAGCGTAGTGCGTTTTTCCTTGACCGCTGCCAACTTAGCCGCTTCTGCCAGCCGAATAGATTCCTGAGCGCCTTTGATGTCACCGATGCTCTGCTTGTATTCCGCGTCGGCAAGCTGGTACTGATATTCCTCGATAGCATCCCGCTGTTTGCCGCTTTCTTTCAAGTTCTGGCCGTATTCCCCAGCGAATTTAGGTAGAGCATTACTCAGGCCACTACTGAGATTAGACCCCTGTAGTAGGTTTCCAGCAGCACCCAAGAGCGCAACACCAAGACCCTTTTTCTCTTGCTCTCCAATTTTGGCCTCCCTAGCCGCGAGTTTTTCTCGCATCGGGGCGTATGGGCTAGGTCCGGCCAAATCACGCATTTCGTCGCGTTCCTTTATGATGGAAGCGCGACGTTGCTCATCGGTCAGCGGAGTTGGTTCTTTAAGGTTGTCGAATTGATCGAACGCATCTGCTGTTCTAAGCGCAACCCTACGGTACTGCTCTGGGATACCGGGAGACTCTAGATACCGATCCTCCCTATCGTCTTCGTATTCATCCTCTGAACTACCACCCCCACGAGCAAAAGCAACGATGCCACCGTTAGCCATGCTCTCTTGTGTAGGCACGATGTTGTTGACCATATCCTGTGAGGCCATAGCAGAAATGCTATTAGGTGCGATTTGTTCTGCGGGGGCTTCCGGGGGTTGGGTTATAGCAGGGAGCACTGCTTGTCCTGTACCACCCTCAGCACCTACACCACGTTTCTGCATCTCTTCAGCAATAACTCTGATCCGCTCGGGATCACCCATCCGCACAGCAATATCGTAAGCCTGTTTAAGTTGCTCGTTACTTAACATAGGGACAATAGCGGCTACGTTATCGTCACCCGTGATACCGCCACTAGTAATACCACCATCAGCATAGGCCAGACCGCCACGCGCAAACAGTTGGCTTGCTCCAGCAGCAGCAGTACCAGCAGCAGCTAGGTTCTGTGCAGTACTAGGGCCAGCACTGTACATTGAAGTAGTGGACGAAGAGCCAGACGGCACTGCGCGTAAGAGGTCAGACCTACGCATGATCTGATCCCAGTCGAAGTTCTTCTGGTTCATCCAGTCTTGATAACCAATATCAAGACCTTTTTGCGCTTGGGCTTGCTGCTGCTGTCCGTAGGTATTACGCAGCTTATTGATATCCATGCCTTGCTGGAACTGCTGCCCACCAAGCGTAGACAACACCTGAGCAGCGTTGAGCCCAGCGGTAGAACCAAACTGCCGTGACTGTTCCCGCGCCTGATCTGCTGAAAGACCGTACTGTGCGCGATTCTGCGCGTTCTGCATCTGCCGCTGTTGGTCCGCGCTGAACATCCCTGCGGCCTGATTGAAGGCGTCACTGTAGCCTCTGGCGTTGATGTCCGCCATGTTCTGCAGGGTGTTCTTTTCAGTCATAGACTGCTGCAACGCGCCGCGAGTACCACCAAAAGCACCCATGCCCACTGCTTTGGCAGCGTTCAGGTTCTGTGCTTGCATACCCGCACTAGCCGCTTCCCGTATCTGCGGAGCCAGTGCGCCCTGAAGAAACGGGTTCATGTACTGATCGACATTCGCACCCGTGTACTGCTGAAGCTGGTTGTTGTACTGGTTCTGGAAATCAGCGGGGTTGTACTGCCCTGCCTGAGTAGCCATTTGCGTAGCAGTACCGATCTGCGGCGCAACACCCATGTTTTGAGCGTCTGTATAAGACTGCTGCTGCATCGGGTCAAAACCCGCCAGCCTATTACCGCCGTACTGTTCGTACCCTTGCTCGGTAAGCTCCATACCCTTAGCAAGGGTTTCCTTAGCGGCTTCACGAGCCCACGGCGCAACATCGCTGATTACGGTTTGCGTAGTATTCGCAGGAGTCTTTCCACCCCCACCACCGCCGAGGTTCAACCCGAAAACTCCAGCCCAGCGCAGTGCGCTCAACAACAACTTAACCATTTAGGTGCTCCTTGCGGTACTCATCAAACCGTTCATGGAATATAGCTTTCCATACTTCCGGTAGAACTTCTCTAGCTTTTTCTGCCCCTACGCAAACATGCACAGCGTAGGCGATTATGTTCCCCGCAGCGTAGCGGAGTCCATGCGAAATCTCAATCCCGTGTGGGTCTTTGTCCGCCTCGTACCTGTTTGCTGTCTCGTAGGAGGAAACAACAACAAGCCACATAGGGAGGATGGCATCCTGAATGGAGCGGTAGAACGGATTGGCGGGTAGATAAACCAGCGCCGTGAGAAAAGCCCTGTTGATCTCTATCTCAGAGACGGGCTTATCTTTGTCTACTAAGTCATCCCAAGTATGCAGCAAATCTACGAAAGCACGAAACATATTGAGGGCATGTTGATCGCCCCCAAACCACTCCAGTTTGCCCTCGTCGGTCATGCTGGGAGGTACTTCTCAGAGCGGCTGTTGTGAGCCACCTTGTTTTTCCCAGTGCTCTTCTTCCGTGCCTTCTGGATACGATCCATCATCGCGTACAGTTTACGAGCACCTGCTTCAGTAGAGCCATTACCAAGCTCAGACACTATGCGTGCAGGGATAACGAACTCACCATCAGCCAGCCGAGCGGGTTGTCTTTTGCCAATCACAGCAGGAATAGAGTCCGAGACACCATCGCCGGGGCCACGAAGCAGTCGGCCACCATCAGAGTAGCTGCCCAAATTGGACGAAGCTGAGTTCAACCCACGCATGACGCCGCCAGCAGCAGCAAGTTTAGTGAACCCACGGTTCTTGAAGTAACCCATCTCCTTGCCGCTTGCCAAGTTAGATTGGTAGTCTGGAGAGGAATACACGCTGTCGTCCGTACCTTGGTTGTACGAGTACTCTGGCATAGAGGTATCTTCCTCTATTTCCTTAGGCTTCTTTTCTCCGGGCATCATGGACAGCAAAGTACCGCCCGTAATGAAAGGATGCTCTTTAGCAAACCCCATCAGGTTCTCACCAGAAAGCCCCCTGCCCATTGCTGCGGCGCGGTCAGACACACTACCTAAACCCTCAAACTTAGCAACATTAGCGGCGTTCATAGCCTCTGGGGAAGCAATTGGAGCAACTTGCGATACGCCAGTATTCGCCCCCAGAGAGGAGTATTTTGTATAAGCATCAGCAGGTGCGTTAAACCGTAAGCCTTGCCCCGCAGTGCCATCCATACCGAGAGGTGAGGTAGTAGCAAGATCGGTAGCAGCAATATCACCAACACCAGCAACAGGAGCACCAGCGCCAACACCAGCAACAGGAGCAACAGGAGCACCAGCACCAGCAACAGGAGCACCAGCACCAGCACTTCCAGCAGCACCAGCAGCACCCAAACTCGCCCCCAAACTTGCACCGCCGTAAGCCCCAAGACCAGCCATCAGACCCTTTTTAAGACTACCTTTTGCAAGCCCCATGCCGCCACCAACCATCATAGCGGCTATATGCGGTGGGACCCCCATCATGGACAGGCCAACACCTGCAACAGTAGGAAGAATCTTAGACAGAAACCCCGCTTCGGCTAGGCCAGTTTCGGGGTTGATGGTCAACGAACCGCCATGTTTCCTAGCGATCTCTTGCAGGGCGTTGACCTCGCCACGACCCATGTGGACAAGTTCTGTATCTGGGCCTCGGCCTTGGCTGGCAAGATGACGGGCAGCGAGTTGAAGGCTCATAGCTTCCTCACGGAATTATTGGGGTTGATGTTATCACGCAGGTAGCGCGGATACAAATGACATCGTGGCTACGACAGAGGCGGTAGAGGGCTTGGTTGGCAAGATGGTGGCAATGTAGGTCGGGAGTGTCACTAGAATGTTTGTAGCCGACCAGTAAATTTCCACCTCATCTTCTGCTTCCATTGAGAGGAAGTAGTTCCAGCCCTTGATGTCGTGCGACGGGTCTAGTGGTGTTTTGTGGGCAGGCATACCGACTTTTCCCGTAGACCCAACAATGTCTACTCCGTTTTGCTTAAGCCAGATGAAAACATCCTGTGGAGCATTGTCATTGTTTTCTACCTGCACGCTGAACTGCATATTGTAGATACCAGCGTTTGCTACTTTCATAGCAGACGAGACAAGAGAGACTCCGTTGCTGAAGTCCGTTTGAGTCATCAGCACTTGCGTTGCTGTGTTAGCCGCTGTCATTGACTGTGAGGCATAACTGGAGAACGCCCCGTATGGGATGTTCAAAAACCTACCGCCTTGCCCCCCAGCCAACGGTCCTAGCGTCCCGTCAATCTGATTGAAATACAGCCGCAGTACGTTGTTTAGCTGATCCAGATACCTCGCATCTGGCGGCTGTGGGCTAGACGGTAGCCTCGGGGCTACAGTTGGAATTAGCCGACTGATTAGTGGGCTAGTTGCCATTAAATATCCCCCCAATGCAGTCGCTCAAGTTCCTTGCGAGCAGTAGCAGCTTCTTCGATACTGTGACAGGCTTTTGAGTAGAAACCTTTGCTTTTCACGGAGACTTTTCCATAGTACCGATTATTGCGAATGACTACCCCAACTACGCCGGTCTTGCTGTTTGCTCGCACTCTGACATTCCTATTTTGGGTTGTGGCCCCTGCCCACCGACAGTTTTCTGGTCCATAGTTTCCGTATGTATTGATCCTATCCAGCGTCTCATCCCCGTTTGGTTCGCCCATATCCGCAGCAAAGTTGATGTACTCATGCCAATGCTCGCATACAGTAATACCTTTGCCACCGTAGCGCGGATAGTCTTTATCTCTAGGATTGTTGCATCGGCGTAGCATTGCACGCCATGTATTGTAAGAACCTTTGTTAGTTCCGCCGTGCTTGGTAATCTGCTCCTGTAACCAACAACCGCACGATGTTGTATTGCCCGTAACCAAAGAGCCGGATGGAACGCACACTTCTGTACCACAATCACAACGACATCGCCAAAGTGCTTTCTTCAAGACGTTAGCCCCGTTGCGCTCAAGTGCAACCAACCTCCCAAAGCGCTGTCCAGTTCTATCAATAAGTTTAGGCATTGCAGGACTCCGTAATTGAAGCCCCCATTGTATCGACATTTGACAGGATGGCAAGGTCATTTCCTCCCATCAGGGCGGATATCAATACGGGTCACACCTAACTGCCACTGTACGCCGAGCGTGTCGGAACTGACCTTGAAGGCCATCTGCCTACCTCGAATCCGCACATAGACTTGCTCAGTGAACTGCTGAACGGTGTAGGTACGTTGGCTTTGGTAGTTCTGGGTACTTATCACATCCGGGACAGCAGACGTTCCGTAATCAGCACCGGGGAAGGTCCGTGGCCTAGTTGTGAACATTGCCGTTGGGTTGTTGACGAACGAGCCATCAAAGGTCAAGTCAGGAATCAGACGCCAGACGAACCCGTAGTTATGCCCATCCCCAATGTCAAAGTCGGAAGACTGTATGTACGCAGAGATGGGGTTTGGTGGATTGACTGTCGCATCGTCTGTGCCTGTCTCTTGGTAGACAAGCTGTGCGTTGGTTGTGCCCCCAGCCGCGCCATAGATCATGGACATAGGCACTTCCCGCAATGAGCTATCTAGCCAAGCGGTGCGCCCTTGATTGTCGCCCTCAAAGTTAGCCCAGTCCCCGTACCACCAGACTTGATCCAAGTAGTCATAGACAACATAACGATCTATCTCGGTAGAATTTGCGGAACAGTAGCTCCACCAGACTTCGCTGTAGCCTTCGTTAGTACCTGCGTGGAATTGGTACGCTTGGGATAAGTTGATGTCTGTGAAAACATACTCGCGCAACGTACATGGCAAAGTCTGCACTCGGCCTGAGTACATAAAGAACTTGTCCATCCCCATCCAGTAAGTGATATTGCTGGCAGTGGCAACAGCGTTGGGGCCATTGATAGATATATTGTCCTCAAGAATCTGAAAGCCCCACACATACGGTGGGCCAAGGTACTGCATAGAGTACAAAGCAGAGTCAGTGAAAACCAAAATCTCTTGTCGGGTTTGGATGGCAGTGATAATAGACGAGCCGTGGCTCAAACGGTAGTCACCCGCTTGGTTAGTTGTTGCGGGGTTCCATGTGTAGTAGCTTTCCTGATCCGACCAGCGAATCTGCATGGGGTCAAGGGTGTTGGTAGCGTAAGTGTTCGTGGGGTCGTTACACCCAAGGGCAATCACAAAGCGTGAAGCATCGGAAACAATCGCAAAGTTAACTACTGAGGGGCAGGTAGAGTCCACCAGAGCCCCACCCACGGTTGTACCCGCCCTAATCTCCACTCCTCGATCAAAAATAGTGGGGGCTGGGTTGGTGTCCCAGTAGTACATCGGACCACCGCGAGCGCAGAAAACAAGGTTCTCACCGAAGTTGGACTGACTCCACAAGCGCATCTGCAAGCCAATACCCACACCAGATGTTGCCGCGACACCCCAACCAGTGAACAAAGTAGACAACTGAATGACAGCGCCTGTAAGGTGTACGGCGGGAAAAGTCCCACTAGCCGCCCGGACGCAGCCAGTAAACGTAGTCGGCGAAGTGCCCGTATAGGAGATCAACTCTGAGTCAATCAGGAACGTACCTGCAGTACCAAAGCCTGTCGTACTGGCTACCGTAATCGTCGTAGTGACCAACTGAACAATAGCACCTGTGGCATGGGCTACAGCAAAAGTGCTGCTAGCCCCACGAACACAGCCAGTAAGCGTGTTGGTAGAAACTCCAGAAAAAGTAATCAGTTCGTTGTCAACAACGATTGTGCCCGGAGCAGTGAACCCAGTCGCGCTTGTCAGCACAATAGAAGTTGCAGAGGAAGTGATCGCTCCGTTAAGCGTAGTTTGTGTTACCGCGCCAAGCGTAGTGGACGCAACACCCGTGACTGCTCCGCCCCAAGCACCCGAACCCCAACCCACACCAGTCGTGTATATCTCATTACCTGTCGTAATCTGGAACGCAAATGTTGCGTTTACCGTTGGAGTGCCCGAAGTTGCAGCGGCTGTAGCTACAGTAATGTAGAAGGTGTTTGAGTCGTTATAGGTGACCTGATACTCACCATCCATCGTATCCTGTGAAATACCGTTAACTACACCAGTTGTCCCAGAGATGGTTACAAAGTCACCTGTCTGAGCGCCGTGAGAAGGGTAGTTAACTCTAACCTGTGTAGATGCGGCTGTAGTCGTGAACGCATTAGTAGCAAGTGCAGGGGTCAGTCGTAACGGGGTAACGTCATAAAACGCACCGCCCGGACCATTCTGGATGTAGTACTTGAGGTTAGTACCAACGGCGAGCAAGTTGTAGGCTGACAGCGTGACCCAGTTCCACATCGCCCGCGCTATGCCCCAGAGCGTGCCCGTAGGCGGGGCGGATACATCGGTAGTTACCCCCGCGATTTCCGCAGATAGAACACCACTGTCGCTGACCCAACCCCCCATCTTTTCAGGTTGTCCTGAACGGAAGCGAATCTTGTTGCACTCATACCAGCCACCTTCGTTGCCATAAGTGGTGGTTTCCCTGTTTACACCGGGATTGAACTTGAGTTTCTGTAGTGGCATAGATGCCTCACATTGAAAGCGCGGCGGCTTTTACTTCATTGACCCTACGCTCCCAACCCTTACCGAAGGTGGGCCAAGTGGACAGCCCTTGCAGGAACTTCAGACGTTGGGCACTAAAGTTGGTGATTATGGTTGCTGGGGATGTAACTGAGGCAATAGCAAGAGTTTGTGGGCCGATTGACCCATCCGCTGTCACACCTAGAGCCGACTGAAGCCATTGAGATGCCCGACGAACCCCGCTATTTACCGCCGCATCGAAGACACAATAGTCAACACCAGAGGGCAACTTGTCGCCCTTGACTCGCTCCCAGTATAAATCCTTGTACAGCGGCTTGACCATGTCTTTGGTAAGCGCCTTCATCTCTTCTTCAGTCACGGAGCGATCAAGCCAATTCTCCCAGACTGTCTGCGTAACGCCAAGGTTTGTTCTGCCACCGGGATCGCTGGGATGGTTAACGTATCCGCCCTCATGCTTGATAAGGTGATTGAAGCAAGCATCCCAGTTGGTGTTCATTTGGTATCTTCCTTGTTGTCCTTGCCGATTTTGATCCCGGCAATGGTTCCGACAAAAGCCCCGACAATGGTGTTAAAGGAAGGCTGGAGCATTTTGAACAACTCATCGTTGTTTACATTGACATCAAACAGCCCGACCAAAGAAGCCATACAAGTCGCAACCAAAACAAGGGCCAAAGATAGGCAGCAAATGATGGTGATGTAGTCGGCTATCTTCATTTCCTTAGTGCCTCAGCCTTTTCCTTGGAACCGATACTGCTGCCGAACCAGAAATTCAGCATAGTGGCAAGCACCGTTCCGAGGATAAACCCAAGAATGGTGTCCGCAAACCGAACGCTTTTATCTGGAATTACGCTGAACGTAATAAAACCAATGTAGATAGTGGCTGCAACTGACCAGTAGGCAGTCAGGTACATCGTGAATCGCTTGGAGAAGATATCCGACTGATTGAGCGCAGCAACCTGCATGGCCCTAGCGTCGGCAGTGTTGGCGTACTGCATCTTCAGCTTCTCGACATCAATCTGCGCCAGCTTGAGTGCGGCTTCGGGATCGGCGGAAATGGCTTTGGTCACCGCCTCGACGGTATCTGCTACACCCAGCTTAGAAGCAATAGCCGATACAGCAGCACCCCCCAAGGGGCCAGCAACAATAGTTGCAAGAGCAGGGGCAACACTTCCAAGAAGTTTGAGCAGTTCATTCATTACGCCGTCCGCTTCCACATATACACAGTGATGTACGGCTGGTAGTTGAGGTTCGTGCCTGCAACGCCTGCGCTGGTGATGGTCGTGGCCGCAGTCGGCGTTGCGGAGTTGTTGCCCGTTGTGATTGTGTGGGTATGCGCCCCAGCCAAGCTTGTAAGTCCCGCCGTTGCCGTTGCGCCAGAAGTTGCTGTCAGTCGATATTCTGAGTCTCCGCCCGGAGTTTTAAGGTATCCGATTGGGCTATTGGGCAACGAGATAACACTTGTATCAGAATCATTATTCGATGCGACATAGTGCTGATGGCCCCCAGCAGACACAGTGGTCCCCGAGTGCGTGTGGGTTGTATTCGAGAGGTTCGTCGTTGCTGTGTGCGTGTGGTCAATTACGACTGAATCCGCATAGCCGCCTGTTTCTTCTGCGGCGTCAAATAGCGGGTTTGTGCCATCAAAGCCTACAGGAACTCTACCCGCACCAAACGCTGTCCAAGTACCAAAACCAAGCAGGGTTCCGGGATTCGTGTTGTCCGTGGCGTTGGTGTAGATTGAACCAACAGGATAGAGCGCAAGCGCAGCGGCAGCAATCACCGCCTGTACAAATGCTGTTGTAGCAACTTGTGCTGTATTAGTAACTGTAGCTGCAGTTGGCGCAAGTGGGGTTCCGGTCATAACCGGGGACGCCATCGTAGGGGAGATGAAGTGCGTGTTCTGCTGACGGAAGTTCGTCGCATCACTCCACACAGTCATCGTAGCCCCGGCAGGGATAGCAACCCCTGTACCCGCTGCTGTCGTATTGCCAATCACCGTGCTGTTGTAGATCGTAGCAACGTAGATTGTGTCGTTGAAAACCGTGTACTGTTTTGCTACAGGAGGCGCATAGACAGCAAAGGCCGCAGCCGTGGACGTAGTCAACCGGATCATCGCATTGCGAGACTGGTCTGCTGCGCCATAAAGCGCGGTAAACGCCTGTGCTGCTGTGGTCACCGATACTGAGTTGTACCCAGAAACCGAAGCCTCAATCAGCGTGCCGATGTTCGTATTAGTAGTGTTGCCCCATGCACCAGCCTGCGTACCAGTAGTAATGAGTTCAAAACGAAGGTTAGGTGAAAAAGTACTCATGGGGTTCCTTACTTATATGAATCGGGGTTCTTGTGTAGCGGGTAGAGGTGGGGAGTCAGCACCGATCCCGTGAAGAATTTCGATAGAACGCGCAAAGTTGTGCAACTCTATCTCACTAGGGATGCCCGGAAGACTCTTGATAAGTAGAGCAAGCACTTCAGGGTCTATGGGTTTGATGTCCACCATCTTAACCTTTGTAATTCAGCGCGTCCCCGACATCACAACGAGTCCACCCTAATGGGTTTTCTTCAGGATTATTGATCTCCCGAACCTCTTCTAGCAATCGGTACGAAGCACATATTAGACTAAATCTTTCACGCCGTAACTCATCGCACCTAAGTTTGGCAGGCTCAAATGTGTCGAAACACTCGTACTGCCCTGTTGTGGGGTTGAAGACTTGATAGCAATTAACTGGGTGGTCAAAGACACCATCCCCATCTAGGTCGCAATTCTCTAGTGTATGTACATCCGCACCTTCGGGGCATTGGGCCTGAACATGGAACATCCACTCTTCAGTGGCTATTTGCTCTGCTTGCTTTTGTTGGATTGTATCTATAGCTTCTTGTTGATTAAGAAATATAGTGTCAGTATATGTAATATTCATGCCTTCTACACGATACCTATTGGTTTTGACAAACTCACAAAGCTGCACAATAGCATCGCCGCTATAAAGGTACACCTTCGCCCAATTTACCCACCATTGAGGATGTATATCTAGTCCCGCATCTTGTTGTAATTTCTGGACAAATTGAAGCCGACTTAATCCTGTATACCCAGAATCCTCAAGGTGTTGAACAATAATAGGACAGCCGCCAACGGCAAGGAGTGCATCTTTGGTAACGATCATGATGTTGCTCCGTAGGTTGTGCCTGTACCGGAAATGCCTACACTAAAACCACTAAAATCAATCGCTTTACCCCCAGCCGCACCAGCATTGGAAACTACGGCAGTACCGGACACTATAGTTGCATTTGTACCCGCAACTCCCCCCGCTCCACCTGTACCTCCAGTAACAGGAGATGTGAATGGGGTCCATATTAGGCCTGTACCACCATTAGACCCCCAACCACCCCCGCCACCACCTCCGTAGACTGGTGAATAAAGTCCAATACCCCCTCCACCACCAGCTTGACCCCCATTACCCGCGATTGCACCTGAAGTGTTAGTCGAGACTGCTGCGGCTGATGCGCCCGCAAATATCCTACCGCCACCACCCCCACTAGCTAGGGGTATGGGTAGGGTGGAGTTGGCGGTTCCATTCCCCCCGCTACCACCTAGCCCACCGCCGACACCACCAGCAAGGAAGACTGGCCCTGTAGTGCGGTAAGCACTACCTCCAACACCACCTCCTGCCCCACCACCCCCACCAGCACTGGAGTCAGCAGCCCTTATTACACCACCACCACCGCCACCTCCACCGCCAATAAAAGAACCCGCCTCCTTAACAACTGTAGTAGCAAATCCTATTTTAAGTGCAGTAGAACCGTTTGCCGCCGCTGCATAAGTTGTGCTAGCACCAGAACTTCCCCCACCAACCCCACCACATCCCATAATCTTACCGTTGTTTCTAAAGGTAAGTATATCCCCAGCAACCCCGCCGCTAAGTGTGAGGGCGGGAGTCCCCGGAGAGTCGGAGTAAATATAAACATTATTAACAATGACGTTAATGTTTGTAAGCCCTGCCGAATACGTACCAGATGTAGTTTTGGTCAGGTTGGTGGAAGCAAAGGTTGCTACGTTGAGCGTAGCCGGACCAGTGGCATTGGCCGTTATTGTTATGGTAACGGTCTGGCGTATAACTGCTGTAACATTACGGACAGAGCCAGTTGCAGAATTACCAGAGATGGCTTTTAGTGTCTGTCTACCTAGCGTGTTAGCACTACTTGTGGCGCTAACAGGGACGATCTCTAGGGAGAGTTCTCCCGATACCGATGTAACAGACGCCGCTGCTGATGTTCCGGTAAGCGCCCTGCGGTTCTCTTCTGTGAACGTGTTTACGCTGGAGGTGGCGCTGACGAACGTGAGTCCTTTGGAGACTAGATCGGATACCGACGTAATAGACGCCGTTGCGCTAACCGATGTTAGTGCTTGCGTATTAGCCGCCGCAGATACAGCGCCAACCGTGCCCGGAGTCCCCGTGGCAGAGCGCCCCGTCAACTGCTTTAGAGTCGTTCGGGTAAAGGTTGTTACGGACCCTGTAGCAGTTAAGGACGCCGGGATTACCGTAACAAAAGGTGTGGCGAAGGCTGTTGGCGTGCCTGCACTACCCGTGGCAGATACGGCTGGTACGGCTACCTCTTTTTCATAGCCGAGATCACCAACGCTTCCAGACGCACTGACACCGGACAGCACCCCAGTAGGTACGGCATCTATGTCCCGTATGATCGTCGTACCGCTTACCCCACTTAACGCAACCGTTGTGGGGCGTGTAACTGGGCTCCATGAATCACTCGGCCCAGTATCAATAACCGACCAAGACATCGTGGAACCTTAAGCGATATTGATAAGCGCAGTACCTGCGCCGTTCACAGGCATAGTCAGCGTGAATGTGCCAGTGGTTACGCTCTGCGAACCGAAGTTATGTACGCTGACAGCGCGGTTACCTTGGCTGGAGTTGTACACAAGCAGTGCGTCGGCGGCAGCGAACGTAATAGAAGTCCACTGCAACTGTGCGGATGGGGTCCAGTACGCCGTAGTTCCAGTAATCGCTGGAGGAGTCGCATTGGTGATCGTAGCCCCGCCCGCCGCATAAGTACCGCTGTTTGCGATCTCGCTGGTAGCCGAGTACACCGTAGTGCCCGCGCCAAGAGAACCGCTGGCGAGATAGATAGCGCCTTTGAACACATCAGCGGTGGTTACGCCACGGGTCACCGTAGTGCCGAAATTGTGGTAAGCCTGAAGAATCTCAGACTTGAAAGAGGTACACATTGCTTGGGTATTAGCCATTTTTTAGCTCCTTAGATTTCACCAGTAGCGGCTTCACCTGCCACACCTGCCATACTATAAACATGAGCGTTCTGACGAACGATCTCCCCACTACTTTTGTCCGTATACTTCTCAACAAACTTAATGTACGTTGGGGTGATATCCCATTCCGCCACGTAGACTAGCGAGTCAACGGGGACATTTCCAAGCAACGTATGGATCAAAGGTGTTTCGGTGTTCATGCGATACGAAGTAGTGCAGAGGTTGAAGAGTTTGCGGGGAGTGTAACAGTAAACGTAGTCGTAGAAGTCTTGTCAGCCCCAAAGTCAAGGACCGCAATAGACTTGCCCGCTTGTGTTACGTTGTAGATCAGTGCCCCACGCGCAGTCAATGCAGCGTTAAACACGGGGTTGTCAAAACTGATGTACGCCACATTGTTTGCTGCGAGTATGGTCGCGTTAGTCAGCACAATTCCGCCCGCTGTATAGCCATCCGCTACAACTTCATTGTCTGTGGTGTACACAGTGGTATCAGCGTTCAGCGTTGCTTCAGAGGTATAGAGTGCCATCTGAATTGTGTCAGACAAGAGGTTATGAACTGCTTGTGGCAGTTCAACCTTGAAGCTTGTCGTCATCGTTTGGGAAAGAGACATATCAATTCACGGGTTGCCGATACTGACCAGAACGATACGCATCCTGACGCTCCAACCCATCTCCCAGACGCTTGGCAAGGGCAAGGGCTTCCTTGTACTTCCCTTCGTATACCTGCATCATGTCCGTCTCACCCTTCATGAAGGTGTAAGCCTCGACAAGCGATCCGTACAACAGAACAGTGTCAAAGTTATCACCAAGCCAAGTCTGTCCACCTACTACTGTAGTGATCGACTCTGGGTAGTAGAAGTAGTGAAGTTCTACGTTGTAGACGGTGTTCGGGGTGGGGCCGAGGAGGAAGACAAGTTCCTTGGCATCCGCAAACGCAGGACCAAAAAGCGCGTAGCACGTAGGCATACCCGTAGTCTCTGGGAAAGGGTACGCCTCGCGGATGAAGTTCACATCCTTGTTCAGCAAGTACGTGTACGACCCCCCTACGGGGTACACCGCCATAGAGTAGACCGACAAGAAATCAAGCGGGCAATCCAAGTACTGATCTTGCGAAGTGGTCTGCCCCAAGACATTCTTGCGGAGCGACGGGAACTGAACCGTGTTGTAAATGCGCTGCTCTGCCTGTGTAATGAACACGTTCATGTCCACAGGGTCAAACTGATTCTCCGTGTAGGAGGTTATCGCATTTACAAGCGCCGTGTAATTCATGCCATCGGACCCCTAGCCATCAAGCCTTTAGTCGCGCAGCCTGTACCACGAATCTTGATGCCATCAGTCTTGACGGTATCGTTGTTGCCAATAGCAACACCAGCAAGAGGCGTCCAGTCCTTGCGAGTAGGCATATCCCGCTTGATGCCGTAGTCATCGGCCCCGAGAGTCTTACCGTCCATCGTGTGTGGCTTGGCGTAAACAGCAGCCTGACCGACTTCCTTGCCGCCTTGTTTCTGAGTGTACTTAGCCATGATTCAACCCGTCTTTTGGTTAGCAGCGCGAGACATACCCCGACCCATAGCCATGCGGTCTTTACCCGTGGGGCCACCTTTTTTCATGCCTTTTACAGCAGCATCGGGATGCGCCTTCGGCATAGGTTTCTTCATGTGCGCAGCGAGTGCGGCTTTAACGTCCTTAGGCATATGGCCTCCTTATGTCGTCACTACCGTGACTGTACCAACAATCCCTTGTGCTACCAAGTAGTTTGGTGTTAGCAAGGTATCGAAACTGCTGGCCCCGCCTATCGGATTCCAGCCCCATTGAAACACTCTACTGCCTTCGCCTAAAG